GCCCCGTCATGGAACAAGCCGCAATCCGTTACCGAAATACTAAAAGCCCCCTAAAATAGGGTGAAGATAGTCACATACACTGAAAGTAGCGTACAAATCTCTGCTATCAAGACAATGGGCTTCATCGATAACATTAGAGCTAAGACAAGCCCTATTGCAAAGATAATCGCCACTGGTATCAGTCCACCGCTGAATATACACCAAGCCACTCCGCAGAAGCAACTTATAACGGCAGACCACATATGAACCGCATTCTCAAGCTCGATGTCAGCGTATCTCGGTGCCCCAGCTACAAAGAGCGTTGCACCGCAAGACAAGAACGCCAAGAACTTGACGCTGTCGGGGGATAGCTGAACCCATGGTCCAATTAGCGTGATTACGCTCGCTGCGAGGAACACTTGGAACATCCAACCGCTCTCGTCATGCTCGTTCAGTCGGTAGTAGCTTTCGCTGAGGCTGTTTGGTAAGTAGCCTATCTTTGCCTTCACAATCACGCAGAAAGCGCTTATGATCGCCATGCTTGCAATCGTCAATATAATACTAATCATATACACTCCAATCTATGTTGTTTTTGGTTATGAACCCTCTCCTAAGACACTCGTCTTTATACATATAAGCGCCAATGCAAAACTGCATTATCTCATTGAAGCTATTAAACTCCTTGATGACGGGCTTATCCTTAGTCCCCAGCTTCCACGTCACTGGGTACTGTATGAGATATAGCCCGCCAAGCTGGGATAGCGCTGCGAAGACAAATGACTTGAAGTAATTGTCTTCGTTCTCTTTTGAGAGCTGCACTGGGATGTCTTCATAAGAGTAGCCAAATTCTATTTCTTTGTCTACTCTCTCATCGAACCAAGCGGTCACGATGGAGACTATCTCGCTCTTGTCAGGCTTGTGATCAAGTATCTTCTCTTGTATGCCTTGATCGGTGTTCCACCTGAGGATGTACTCCCCCTTCATGGGGTTGTACATCTCAAGCATTGATACCTTGTTATCTTCCATTAGTAGAAGTCATTAATTGATAAGTACTCATTGAGGTCTTTGATCTCCTCAATTCTGCCGTTGAACGCTATTCTGAAGGTGATTTCTGAGGTAGCGTTTCTGTTCTTGTCTCTCGTTCTGATTATGCCGTAGAGAGAGAGGTCATAATATCTTCGACCTATGTGCAGAATGTCACCGCCATTATAAGACTCAGAGCCTTTCGCATAGTACGTACTTGCGGTTGCCTTCTCTCGTTGGTATTGAGACAGTCTGAGTATATCCATGTGTCTCTCAAATATCACTCTCTCTGTCGGTGCGGCACCATTTCCAAGGGCTTCGTAAATCTTTCGTTGCTTCCCGTCATAGGTTGTTATGGTGACATTTCTCGTCTCAACACTTAAATACGTCGCATCCTTTGAATCATCAGCGAACGTTCCTTCAAGTGGATTGAAGTACCCTTGAGTAAGGTTGAAATACCCCTCAATCATTCTTCTACCTCCACAGGCACGCCAAGACTTAACAGCGCCATTTCTCTCAAAGAAGCCATCTTCTTTTGAGCTGTTTTTGAATGAGCTCTGTATGCCCGCTCTTAGCATGAAGCGAACGTTCTCCCACTTCCATCCATCGTATCCATCGCCATAGTGCAGGTGAGTAACTTCAACCGACTTTGAGCCGTACTTGAATGTTACAAGGTTGACTATGTCTTTGTACTGAGAGTATGACATCAGGTCTAACTTTCGCTGACCAACTATCGTCTTGTATCTGTTGAACGACTGATTTGACTGAATTACACCAGTCTCACCATCGATACCAGAACCAAACTTTGATCGTATGTTTGCTCCCTTGAAGATACCTACTAAGCACTCAGGATGCTCTACCCAATCTGGCTCTAAGTCCACTATGTTGTCCGTCTTCGACAGAACAACCTTCTGGTTTTCAGTCCACTCGTACTTGTTGCACGTAGTGAATACAAGCCACTTCGCTCTTGCAGGCACTCGCTTGATCAAGTACATGCCGTCCAAGAAGTCGTTGTTACCAAAGCTGATTGAAACGTCTTCTATTCTCTGACTGTTTGCATCAAAGAATGTAGCGCCAAACGACTTATGAGCAAGACATCCCATAAATCTGACCATCTTGTATCCCTCGACACTCACCTTGTACGTAGTGTAGTCGGGGTCAGGGACAATACCAGACACGATGTTCTGCGAGCCTATCAGAAGCCCGAAGTTCACGTTTTTGCCGCCAGCTCTTTCGATGTCTTCAAACGTGAGCACGTCAACGTTCGGTCTGCTGGGCTTGACGTCCGTAGCAAAACAAGCGTATTTCTTGTTGTTGAGAACGTCATTAACTCCCTTGTACCAATACAGAGGTTCACACATAAACAAGTCACCCTGAGACATGTCTACAATAGAGTCAGTGCAAAGAGTTTGAACTGGGTTGTCAGCGAACTTCAGGAAGTTCTCAGGATGGAGACGGAACACCTCCATCACCCCAGCATTGTTTCTTCTCTGCTTCCCAACGCAACCATATCTCTTATCAAGTATCTTAGCAAGGTGTGCCGAAGGCTTGTACTCGTTGTTGTACTTGTAGCCAGTCTTGTTATCCTCGTTGGTAAAACACTTTGGATCAGGTACGTTGTCCGTTATCTCGATAGTCGTATATTCAGGCTGTCTCAAGTTCAACTCGTCAAAGTACTCCTTGAACGCATTGAACTCCTCTTCCTCGATATAGCTTGTCAGCTGGTAGTTGCCTATCAGCTTGCACTTGCCGTTTACAAGGTTGCCTGCCACGTCTATGCCCCCTACGCCCTTAGCCTTAATCTCTCTCAGCTCAGAGCCGTCTCCGTGCTTGTCTATGCCGTCTATGCGAAGGTACGCTAACTTAGACGAAGGCGCTGCGGCTATCTCCTTATACAAGTCTATGCCAGATATGTTTGCACAGTTCTCGCATCGAAGACCTATGAGGTTGGACATGCCCTCGAACTCAATGCCGCTTCTGGTCAGAACAGGCAGCGAAACCATCGACAGCGTCTGGAAGTTCATCGGGAGCTTCAGGGACTTTATGGGAGCGCTCTCAGCAAACACCACAGTACTAAGTCTTGAGCAACCTCTCAGATCAACCTCCTCAAGTCGTGAGCACTTGGACAAGTTCAGAGATGGGATGTTGATGTAGTTGCGCATGGAGAGCTTCTTCATCATCGGTAGGTTAGTACCTATGGAGAATTCAGTCAGACCATACGTATTGCGCTCGTTACCCATAATGAGCTCATCAAGCACTGGTAGGTTAGGTAAGTTCACATCGGTGAACCCTCCCCAATCAGACAAGTCTAATTTCTTGATCCAAGCGCCACCAAGCAGGTGGAATATGGTACCAATGTTAGCAACCTGATCGTAGCGGTACGTGAACTCCTCTCCCTTAGCAACTCTCTTGTGGATCATCGAAGTGCCTTCACGCTTGAACTCAAAGTAGAATTCACGTGCAGCGGTGGCTCTAACGACAGCCCCTGCAGCTGAGTTACCCTTCCAAGTGATATCCGTAGCGGTATACAAACCAGTAGAGCACCAAGCATCAAACAGACCTAATCGATTGGTGAGGAACCAGTGTCTGTGAGTCTTTCGGTCACCATGCATTGACTCAAGATAAGAGTACTTTTGCGTTATGACCTGACCATCTCGGTTCACGCTCACACCAAGCGTCTTGGGATCAATGTACTTTCGGATGGCGTCAACATTGAACACCCTTGCAGGGAACTTGTCGCTTTGCTCATCGTCAAACATATTGAAGATGACGTCATTGGTCATCTTGGTTCTGATACGCACATAAGCCTTCTTGAGCTCGGCATCGAACTCGGTGCGCAAGTTCTTCCATAGAACGCTATCATGACCCGCAAAGGCGTACACCTTCTTGGTCTGCGTTGTAAGCTCGCCATCGATAGTCTCCCAAGTGACGTCCCAGTTGTACTTCAGTCGTCCGTCATTTCGAACGCCATTGATGGTATCATTATCGTAGAAGATCATGTAAGCAAGAACACGACCTACCTCTGGATTGTACCAGAACGCCATCATCATATTCTTCACACGCTGGTCAACGGCTGCGAAGATGTCCGTCAGGATGTAGTAGCTACACAGATACTTCACATCGAAGTACTGGCTGAGTTCGGTCTTGAACTTTTGTTTTCTCTGACGCTTCTGCTCTTCGGAAAGCCCTGCAGCATCGGTGTCCGTAGACTTGACCCACTTTACAAGAGCTTCAAGATAGGCGGGCTTCTTCTCACCTGACTTGTACTGAGCGTTCAGCGTGTCGTCATCGGGGAAGCGGGCTTCAAATACCTTGAGCCAATTGGGCTTACCATCTCTGTCCTTTGTATCAAAGTCGTCATCCTTGAAGCTCCCCATTGGGTAGTCGTTGTTGAGGAACTCCCAGCACTCGGTTGGGTTGTTACCGCCAAACTTGGTCTTCAGCCAATCGGCATCGTGGTAGCCCTTGATCTTCAAGAAGCCAAACACGTCCTCGGTGCTCTTGTCGTTGTTCAGATTGAACTTGCCTAAGAACACTGGCTTGTCGGTTGGGTTGGCTCGGTAGAACATTAAGCAAGGCTCACCATCAACTGTGGTTCTAACATCATAGGGGTGCTTGCTTCTGTCTACGTGCTTCTGAGGGGGTGTTAAGTCGCCAACGGCAACAAGCGTGTTGTGAACAAGTCTCGCCATACCAGTGTTATGCGAGCTTGATGACTCAGCATAGTCCGCCTTAGCGCACCAGCAATCGACTGGAGCAGCGTCAAACTCTGCTCCTCCAACGCCCTTGATCTTGAATGAGTACTTGTGAGTGTCCTGAAGCGTACCTCCTTCACCTCTCTCGTTTACACCCACGTAGAGCTGCCCCGCTGCCTTCTTAGCACTCTTAGAGTACAGTCGGTAGTTCTTAGTAGGGTAGGCGAGCGAAGACGTGCCCTGAAGCGCTATACTGCCGCCCAATATTCTGAAGTTCTGACGGGGGTCACCGCCCTTGACGAACGAAAGAATTTCATCAACGTCAAACTTGGTCTTCTTGTTATTGGTTACCGCAGCGTGAAGAACAGTGGGAACGCCCGTGACCTGCTTACCAGTAACAATGATCACTCTCGTACCCTCCTTGATCTTCTCAACGCTTATTTCACCATTGTCGTCAACAATGTCGTTCTGATTGAACAGATTTATGAGGGTGTCCACGTTGTTCTGCCCTATGATATAGAGGGACAAAATCTGGCTGTCGCTCAGGTAGTTGTTGTAGAACTTGATAGACTTTACATCAATCGTAGCAAGGTCTGACCCTATCGTGATAGGCTGGCTATCGGACTGGTAGACGCTATCGGCAGTACCTCTTTGAAGAGCACCGCACATAATACCATTGATGTACAAATACACCATCTCGGTGTTCTCCTTCTCATACGCTGAAGAGTGATCTTCAGCTCTTGGGAAGGACACGAAGGCTACCTCATGCTCAACACCACTTGCCATCTTCATCGACAGCTGCGTTTTACCGCTCGTTGTGAACCTTGCTTCGGTTGGCGTTATCTCAAAGCCAGTACCAGTAGCGTCTACGCAGCTCGCAACAATGGCGTTATCGTCAAGTACGCTTGAGCACTTGAACTTCATGACCATTGAGAAGGCGTTGGTTGACGGAACTACCTGCTTGAAGGGCTTGAAGTTAATCGTTGTTCTTGCTGAACCAACGTGTCTGAGATAGCCGTTTATCCAGCCGTCACCACCAAAGTTGAAGCCACTGAGAGTGGACGTGATGTCCTTGTACGACCAAGACGCTCTATCAGTGTCGTTGTTCGACTTACCCTGCGTAGATAGGCTCAGCACAAGACCATCGGTGGGCTCTTCGATGTTCAGGCTCGTCTTCTCGATTGATACGCCAAAGACAAATTTTGAGCTCTTACAAGTGATTTCGCCTATCACCTCCCCGCTCTTTGTTGAGCGAACATTGACGCTCTGCTGAATGAGCGGTACACGTGAGTTGGATATCACCACGCCATCCTCCGAAACAGATACTGGCGTAGGTGTTTCGGTTGGGTCAAACGCTGAGTAAGTTATCGTATGGCTATCAAACTGCTTGGCGGCAATCGTTATTCGCTCGTCCTTGCCGAACACCTTACCATCTTGACGCTCGATGCGGAAGCCAACAATTGGCAGGTTAATGCTTCTTTGGGCTACTATGACGCCAAGGATGATGCTGTTACTCTTAATGAGAGTGCCGTCAATCGTCTGCAGTTCAGCGACCATCTGAACAACCGCAGCTCCGTGTCTAAGGCGGGCGGTGTTTAGAGTGAACAAGCCGTTCGAAGTAGACGTGTTGATTTGTCTCTCGTCAGTCGGCTCGCCATTCACTATCATCTTCAGCGTCTTGTTGCCGTTACCCGTCAGCGAGTAGGGTATTGAGACGTTGTCGCCAGCGTAGCTTACAGTTGAGACGTCAAATGAGCTATTGAGAGTAAGCTGAACAACGCTGATAGTCCAGTTGATCGAAGACACCTGACGTTCTTCTCCTTCACCTACTTCAACACGTACACGGACGTTGTTGGTACCAGTCACAAGGTACTTTGTCACGTCAATCTCCTTAGTCTCCCCAGATGCAATTACATCGGTCATGTTCGTAGAGCTTGCCCCACGGATGATCGATACAGACACCTTACCAGAGGTACCAGTGCTATCGCCAGACGTAGTATCAACGTGGCGGAAGCGGTACTGCAGCTTGACGTCATCGCCAAACTTGACGGTCTTGTTCTGGGTGACTCTTGTCAGCTCAATTCTCGTGGTAGCTACCTTACCATTGCCACCGCCTGCCGTGAACTGGTCTGTGGTATCAATAGGATCATCGGAAGAGTCATTGAGCAGGGAGATTGAGTACTTTTTCTCATCGCCATCCCCTATCACGTCAAGTCTTATACGGCTGGGTATTGACTCCTTCAGTCGCTTGATCTCAGCGAATACAGCCCCGCCAGAGACGGCATTGCTTGACCCCTCATTGATCGTGTCCTCGACAGTAGGTACTACAATGTTGATATCAATTGAACCCTTTTCGTTTGGCTCCTTCTTCTCCCCATTGAAGTTTATGTTGCGGATGAAGTTGCCCTTGATACCAAACTCAACCCACTTGGTGTGGTCATAGAAATGAGATACGTCAGCGCTGGTAAAGCGGTACTCACTCCACTCCTTGTCTGCGGTCTCGAACGTGATTATCAGGCCAGACTTGTTCTTGTCGTCAATGGACAGTCGTCTGAGAGCTTCGACAGCGGTCTGCTTGTCGTAGTATCTTGGAGCAATAGGCACAAGAGCGGTGACGTTCATGAAGCCAGAGCCTGAACCACCGCTACCACCGCCAGTCCCCGCAGAAGCACCAATCTTGTCAAACTCCTTGCCGTTGTACAGGTAGGTATCTCCAGCGACCACGTAAATCTTGGCGAGGTCTGCAGCTTCGCTCTGTCGGGCACCGCTATTGAGAGATAGTATTGACGTGATCTTGCCGTCAACGCTCTTGCTAAGGTACTTACCATCTGACGTTGGGTTCTCGCCATGCTCAAGTATCTTCACAACGCTGACTACGTTGGACATCTTCGATTCAATCAGGCTCAGAATGGTACCAACGTCCTTCCCTGACTCAACAATACCGCCATCCTGATCAGACCAAACGTATATCTTCTGATCGCAGACAAACAGCTTGCCCTTCTTGGCTACTATACCACCGCCACGCTTAGTGTCGTTGTACTTAGATGCGTTTGGCCACTTTGAGTAGTACTCGTGGTCTCTGACTGCATAGAACGCCTTTTCAGTCTTGCTGTAAACAATTCTATCTACTACGTCCAAGGTGTCTACCTTCACGTCAGATACATTGTTAACAACGCCATCGAAGTACATTGCCGTTGCTAAATCAATGTCGCCCTTGATCTCTCGGATGCTCTCGGCATTCTCGGATGTCTTGGATTGGGCACTCTCGGCATCTCTAACTGCCTTAGCAGAAGCGCTCGATATTTCCCTCATCTCGGCTCTGATCTCGTCACCTGCCTGTGTTACGGCAGTAGAGATTGATGAGGTGATCTGAGCACGGACAACTTCAAACTCCTTAGTGACCGACTTTTGGGACATGACCTTTGCGGTATGGTCTCCCAGCTCGTTCACTATCTCAACGTTCATATTGCCCTGAAACGCCCAGCTGCTCCCAGTGTAGCTGTAAAGCCCGTTCTCACGTGAGTCTTCGTTGTTGACTACGGACACAAGCTCACCCACCTTAATTCGTTCGCCCGATGGGTCAACTGGAGAGGATGAGTCATCCAGCATCGCCTTCTTGTTGGGGTAGGTCTTTCGGACGTTAAAGCGGTAATTGAACGTTGCGCCATTACCCTTGCTTATCACAGTGACGGGCATAGACAGATAAGACCAATGACGCTTATCCCAGTACAGAACGACAAATGATGCGTTGTCGTCATTTGAAGAGATAGTCAAAGGCAGTCCATCAACGCCCAAGAACTTTGAGTATGTAAGAGTTCTCCCCGCTGGAATAGCCGAAAGATACGTGACGAAGCTATTGTCAGGCTGTATAGGTACAGTGTTTTCCTGAGCGAAGCCCGCCATGCCTCCCGACAAAGAAGACAGCTCAATGCTTCGTACGTACTCTAAGACAGACAGAGCGAAGTCTTGGTGCTTCTCTGGGGTGATTTGATCTCCGTTAGCCCTCCCAGTTAGGGTGCTAACAATTTTTTCTTTGCTATCGTTGTAGCCCGCCATATCAATCGAAATTAATGGTAAGTGTCACGCTTTCCTCGGTGGCATTCTTTATGCCCTTCTCGTGCCTAATTAGCATTTGCTCATCTGTTTCTATATCTGAAACGCCAACAATTCTCTTGACCCAAATGCCAATAGCTGAACCAGATGGGAGCGTTTCGGACAGTAGCACGCTCTTGTTTGTAGCGTCATAAAAATCAGATATCAAAGGCTCTTGTCTTCTGTCCGAAATACTCTCCATCTTCTTGTCCTTGGACATCGATACAGCACATATCTCGTACTTACATAAGCCGTCCTCAGGACACTCTACCTCTATGTTCACGTTCTTGACGTCTCGGTCAAACTCGTTTATCAGCCCAAGAGCTATTATCTCAGACTTGCCCTTCATCATGTCCTCAATCGTGACCTCGCCAAACAAGGCGTTCAAAACACCGCTCGGAGCGGGGGTGGATGATAAAAATCCACCCAAGCTCTTAGCGGGGTCAGTCTGTGGATTATCAGACGTTCTTTCTATGGAGTAGGGCGCTCCAGTCAAGTAAAGCATCATATCTATGAGTAGTTGCGTGCAGCTTCTTCTGGGTCAATCTGTCCCTTGGTTATAACAAAGGAACTCATTGCGAGCATCTCTTGTTCGCCATTCAGATTGGTGAAGTTGGCCACAGGAAGTTTTATGAACTCTGAGTTGGACATTGAGTCTTGGTTCAAGTTGTAGTGCCTCATCAGAAGCTCTATGTTGTACTTGCTGTCTCTTGACTCGTTCTGCGGACTTTGAATACAAAGCTGTACCCTCGTTCTCGGCACGCTGATAGGGACATCGATAACATCGACAATCTCGTTGTCCAACTTGATCATTATGTCTGCTCGCTGGAGAGGGCTGATGATTATCAGCTCGGCATCTTCCTTGATCACGTTAAAGTCAACGTGAGATAGATACAGCTTCAGCCCCTCGTTCTTGATTATCTCGATGCGTCTACCAGTCTGTTGGTTCACAAGCATGAACCCCGACAGAGCGTTGTCTGGGATAGCCGTCCAGTCGGTCAAGAAGTTACAAGAGCCTTTGGTGATCTTCAGTATGTTACCGCTCTCGTTTGAGACAAGGTCATACTTACTCACAGTGTAGGCGTGCTCGAACTCAAGCTCAATGAGAGAAGACGTACCCTTGTTTTGCACCTGCAATCTTGAACAAAGTCTAACCGCCTTCAGCGTAGAGATAGACAAAGAGGACACGCTGCTCACGCCATCCTCGGTATCGTTGGTCAGATAGGACTCATTGAGCATGTTGCGCTTGCGCTCGTCTGAGAGGTACATGATGCCGTCCTTGAATATCATCGAACAGACAAAGAACTCATCGCTGCCTATCGTTGGTACCTGATCTGACTCTATCGCTCTGAATGTGCAACTGTCATACTCATATATCTTCTTCACCTGAACGCTCGGTATAAAGCCAGGCGTGAACGTCCCAGTGACGTCCATTCGCAGTCCGCTCTCGTCCGACATAGAGCCGAACAGAAGCGCCTTTGTATCTGAATTCACCTGAACAACAGTGTACTCGGACTTGTTCAGCTTGGCGTTTGGGAAGCTCACCTTGACTGGGAAGTTCGGCTGACCTCTCAGTACCTCGGTGAACTTAGTACCTACGCCAGTCAGGTTGCCTGATCTATCGACCGACACAACGCCCTCTTCGGAATTGGTCACGCTTCTCTTTATGACTACCCACTTTCTCGTCTCGCTTTGAGTTACGGCTATGTTCTGTTTTTCGCTCAGCGCTATGAACTCTATGTCGGGCGTAACGGCAAGCCCAGAAGATATGACTATTTCGTTGTCATTCTTCTTGACCGCTTGGAATGCGTCGCCAACATTCCTCGTGATACCAAATCTGTTTATCACCGACTTGAACAGCTTCTTGTAGCCATCGTCTGAAAGGAACTTGACCAATCTATCAAGCTCCTGCTTCTCAAGAAACAGATTTTCAGATAAGTTTAATCTTGACATTTTGCTATAATATAGTTATGATGCTACTCTGGTTGTAGGGCAGGAAATACTTGTCTAACATGTCTTCAATATCCTCCTTCGACAAGGACTGATTGTTGTTCTTGATGAACATGTAAGCCACCCTACTCGACTGGATGAACCCCATAGAGTGCGAAGACGTTGTTTTGTCTCCATCCTTCATTATGTTGTTACCCCAAATCAATGGCTTCAGGGAGAAACCCCAAAGGTGAGCGCTTGACTCGCCAGTCGTAGATATTAGCTGTATATTTGGGCTTATGTATTTGACGAACTGATTGTTGAAGATCAAATTCCTGCCTACGCCCATGGTGGTCTCGTCCTCTGCAAACGGCTGGCATGAGTACCCTCTCAACACAACGCTGAACTTGTACCAAACGTCCTTCTTGAGATGATATATTGGTAGCTCCATGAACGTCTCTGATACGTACTCCTGCCCGCTTGAGTCAATGAAAGAGTCATGCAGCTTGAACTTAGACGAATTGAAGCCCTCCACGCCAAACACAATCTTACAATCGCTATTGTTCGAAGTGGTCACCTTGATCTGGAAGGACACCTCATAGTCAAGTCTTGAGTCAATAAGTATCAGTGACTCCTTGTTGACCTCGTCTGAGGTAGCTTCAATTCTGCCCAATCCCCCGCTTCCTCTGCCGTTCAAGTGCACTCTGAGCACCGACCTATCGCCATCATCAACAACGCTCGTCTCTGAGTCACCGCCCTTTGTTACAACGTGGTCTGAGATGCTCTTGAAGTCCCCGCCCCTCGTCTTCGTCTTGATGAAGTCCTCAGCGCTCGGAAGCCCTCTGTACAAGGGGGAAGAGTTACCAATGTTCCAACCAATGAACTTTAAGGGGAGATTGCTCATGATGAACTCGTCCTCGAAGTTCTTGATAATTCTGAGGAACTCGCCATACCCATTGACCTTGGAGAACACTGATGACGTACCTCGCTTGCGTATCTCAGACAAGTAGTTTTGCAGAAGTGCCTTCATTTCGGAAGTGCTGAGGCTATCGTCATTGATGAACACGCCATTCTGGGTAACATACTCCCTCAGGACATCGTCACTCAATTCAGCTCGGTCAAGGCGGTCTTGCGACATCAAGAGTAAGCCGAAGAACTTAGCTACAGTCATAAACAAGTCTATGAACCCGCTGTCCTCGTTGTAGCTTCTGTTCTCGGCACGCTTGATATACTCGGGCAAGATGCCTCTGAAGTACAGCTTCTTGAACAGATTTTGCGATATTTGCTTATGCTGTATCGTGTTCCAAAGGCTACCAAACTGTGATGACTCTATCGCTGGAGAAGTTGACTTGGTATCAACCCTGATGCCGAAGAAAGAGAAGTCACCAATGCTAACCTCAGCGCTGTCCTTGGTCTTTGTGTATCTGACTTGGAAGACAACGTATGACTCGGAAGAGATTAGCGACTGACTGAGGTTGTAGGTGTTGATCTCAACCCAGTCATTCCAAAACAAGCCGTCAATCGAAAAGCGGAACTCACGCAATACCTCGCTCGATGCGACGTTGTCGATGAAGTTCGAAAGCCTATACCTCCCTGACAATCTTACCTCACTCTCGATCAGTATTACATCTCCCTTATTTTGCAGCTTTCTATTCATTGTATTCAAGTGAGTCTACATTCTTTGAGTACTGCGTTGCCTCCTCGTCAGAACTCGTTATAACCATCTCTCCTGCCTGATTTATCTCTGCGGCTATATCTCCGTTGGCAAGTACCACTAAGTCGCCCGTACGTGCTTGTATGTCGTCAATAGACACATCCTTGTCGGTTATCTTAGTAGCGTAGATGCTCGGCTTGACGAATTCATCGCCCTCGAAGTTGGCGAAGAAGTTGATCTTGAGTTCACCGCTCGCTTCGTCCACCTCGGAAGTGGATTGGTATCTTATCTCGTTGTTCATAGCGTTATGAGAACTGACTCTTGGAAATTAACATCGGGCGAGTTGGGGAAGTACACTTCAGTGTAGGTGTCCTCCTCGTACTCAAGCAAGTTGCCGCTCAGGTCACGCATCTTGAACCCTCTTAGTCGGGGGATCATGTACTTGGGTACATTGATGTCGCTATTAGGATAGAAGTGCGAGTCAGACACGTATCTTATGCCGTCAATACCCTTCAGGGTGAACAAGAGATTTTCCCACTCAACCTTGTCGCCATATTTCCAAAAGCGGTAGTCAAACATCTTGGACATACTGATCTGTATGTCTCTCTTGACGTTCTGGATGTTAGCCGCAGGGTCAATCCCAACTCGGAAGTCTATGTCTATCGGTAGCCACGTTGGATTGAGTAGCTTGAGAGAGTAGTCAGCGCCCTCTCGCATAATGTCACTCAAGCACAGGTACTCTTCGGACTTGCTGAGAAGCTCATCGAACTCTTCCTTGCTGAAGTCTTGTCCGTTCACAGATACTACAATAAGGTTCAGGCGACCATCTGAGTCAATACCGCCCTTGTGCAGTCTGAGCACTCGGTTGTTGATCTTCATGAACACCTGCTCAAGGTATGATAGGGTGTTTCGTGCAAGCCTATTCACATCATCCTTAATTCTCTGTCTAAACAGATCATCGCTCTCAGCGTCCCTACCACCCATTGCTCGGTACTCGTTTCGGCAGCTGATGTGCCCATTGGGCTTCGGTGATACCTTCGTGATGGACAGCGGGTCAACGTTGGTCTGAGAGCCGTTAGACACACAGCGCACAAGGGCGTATGCGAAGCCACTGCTACCTATCGTCACGTCCTTTTCAAGCTCAAATCTCACACCGCTCGATGACGTGAATGAGTGGATGTCCTTTGAGTATGACGTACCTGCTTCTGCGACTATGGTTATGTAGGTAGTCGAAGGGGTGGAGCCAAATCTCGCTGAAACACCTCTCAGCTTGGCTAATCGGTCTAAGTACTCTCCATATGCCGTGTCGGGAAATAGGTGCGCTTCAACTACAGATTGGTTCACTAAGCACTTTTGGGCCAGCTTGGCGCAACCGAACGCTATCCCGTTCAGCACTGACTCGTTAGACACGTCTGACACTTTGTCGGTCTTCGTCAGAAGAATATCAATGAACATCTCCTTCAACTGAGGGATGGTTGCTATCTTTGAGATCATATAGCTATATCTTTGAATGTTTCGTTTTTGTATATCGTCTTGATGGCCAAAGTCAGCGTGTCAAATTCATTCTCAGAAGAGCCTAACCCAGATACACTAACGTCATCAAACAAGTCGTTTTGCATAAAGGTCTTCTTGATGTCGTTGATCATGCCTATGATGGAAAACTCCTTGGTAGTAGAACCATTGAGGAATGGATTTTTACCAAACAGAGGAAGCTCTGGAACATCGCCCCTCTTCAGGTTCAAGAGTATGCCTATCTTCTGCTCAAGATTGCTCTTGCCCGTCACCAATATCAGGTCTCCATCCTTGAAGCCTATGACTTGGTATATGTCGGAACCATACACCCTATCGCCAATGGGCTGATCGATCACTGTAGATGCAGGGGTGAATGATCCGCTCGTAAAGGCGTTCACGCTCCTGATCTTGTCTATCTCCCAATCAAACTCCTTGATATCGTTCTCCTGAAGGATGCTCTGCCACTCTGTTGACTCCTGCATCGTCAAGTCGCTCGCAACGTCCTCTACAGTTACGCCCCCGCCAATCTGAGAGTTGTATTGGACTGTTCTCTTGTATGATGTCTTCGTCTTAACAGTCCTTGCGTATTTGGGTGTCTTCTTGAGCTTCTCCAGCTCGGTGGTTATATCGTCAATCAGCTCCATCAGCTCCCAATAGCCGCAGTTGTTGAGCTTGTTCTCGAACGACTTGAAGATACTCATTATACGTGAGCACTCGCTCAGAAGCCAATTCATGTTTGCAATTGACTCTTGGGACACGTCATCCTTCTCCCCGCTGAAATAGCTGTAGATGTCGGTGTAGTTGTTATGAGAGAACTCAACGTACCTCGTCAGGAAGGAAACAATGGGGTAGTTCGTGACTGACAGAAAGTCTCTTAATATAGTCTCCATTAGCCAAACATTGATGATAGGTCAAACTTGATAGTCTTGCGGACTATGTTCTCAACGCCCCTGCCTAAAGACTGCAGATTGGTTCTCACCATGAACTTATGATCGCCATCTTGTATGAGGGAGGTGGCTGGAGCGACCGCCTTCATGTCCAGCGAGTAGAACCAAATCATATTGTTCTCAACGCTCTGATTGAAAGAGCTGTTCACTATCTCAACCACGTATTCAGTACCAAGAGAATGGTTGGCGAATATCAGCGTGTAGGGCAAGCCGTTCTCGTCCTTCTTGTAGAGCGCATCGATGATGTCCTTCAGGACTTTGGTCATCCCATAGCCAGTCTTTACAGCACCCCCAAGCCCGCCTAAGTTTATGCCTAAGTTCATGCTGAACTTGCCTCTCTTGGGCTTGTCTACTGTCTTGAGTCCAGTGATCAGTCGGAACTTTTTGCCGAACGTACCCTGCAGATTTATGTCGATTGGGCAGAAGCCAGAACTGAACTGCGTAACTACGGATGACTGCGTTTTGGTGATCGTCAATATCTCGCTCTTGCTCTCTGAGATGTTATTGGGCATGACGGGGAATAGCATGTAAGCTGCCGTATCTCCCTTGCTATTCAACAACTCAAAGGAACAAGCGTAAAATTCAAAGTCATCTGGTGCGAGTACGTGCAAGAAAGAGCGCCCGAACGTCACAGCAACGTCCAGTGCACTACTCCTAACAGCTCCAGCTCCTCCCTTAATAAATTTAGACAAACTCATACAAAATTTTCTTTGTATATAACATAATTGGGGCGACTACTTGAGCATAGATTTCTTGGACAAAATCTTGGTAGCCTTTGCGGCTATGCTTGAGAATTTGGCGGTGTTCAAGGGCGTGCCGCTTGGCCCATTTGACGTGGGGACTGTGATAGCCTGAATAGCCTGAATCAACTCCTTCAGAAGGTCAACAAGATCATCGCCACGAACCATCGCTTGATCTCCCTCGTTATGCACAATCTTCTCCGACTTGATATCAATCTGTCCGTCCTTGCACGTTATCTCGTTGTTGAACTCGTCCTTGTATGAAAAGCCCTCTCCTCGGTTGTACTTGCACACCAGCTTCTCCTTCTCGTCTTCATACACCACGAATTCCAAGCGCTCGTTGCTCGATAATCGAAGGACAGTATCAGCGTGCATCGATGCGGAGAAGTCACTGGATATGCCCACTTTTGCCTTCTTCGAAGCAGATACAGCGCCAATCTCTATGACGGGTTCATCCTCAGCGTTGCCTCCACGGACTATTAGGCGGTATTCAGGTGTGTTGGCGTTGCTAACCTGCTCCACCGAAGATAAGCCAACGTCAGATGTCGTTCTACGCATGCCCTGCTCAAGCGTCTGATAATCGTCCGAAGAGCTCAGAACGCCTATGACGATGGGAATTCCAGTGACCTCATCCTTGACCCAAATGATCGTAGAGCCATTACTTGATTCATCGTCAGGGAACGTCAAGCGCTGCAGTACCTCGCTATCTACTGGGATAGAGTTCATAGAGCCGTAGCCAAAGCCAAGGTGAGCCGTTATCGTGCTTGTCTTGTAGCAAGTCTTGATGTACTCATCTCTGTCTACGTCAAGGGGAATTACAACGCTACCAATGCCGCAATTCCCTATGCCGCTGTCCACTCTTACAATAGCTCTCCTCTTGTTCATAGCTCAACGTGTCGTCTTTTCAGAAAGTACTCAAACACCTTCATGTTTACCTTCCACTTTGACAGATACTTGTCGTAGTTGTTTGAATTCAAGTCCTTCTCTATATCAAAGTCACTCCTATCCTCCTTCTTGCCGAAGTCTATCAGGTCAAAGTAGCTGACTGTAGTGCCGTCCTCCATCTGCTTCCCTATGACGTAGTCCACCAGCATGCCTCTTGAGACGTTTATAGTGGTCTGTCGATGCACTTGGCCCATGCTAACGGAATAGGACTGAGAAACGCCCGTGACCAAGAAGATTTCGCTGCTCTTACCGCTCAGAAGAACCAAGGTGCCTACCTTGATACGTCTATCGCCCTTGAGAGTGATCGTACCCTTGCGAAGGAAGGGGGAGCAGGCGTTGCTCTCCACTATGTACTTCAGGTCTCTGATAGCCGTTCGGACAATGTCCTCATAGCCAGTCTTGGCGTCATTGTCCTTCTCGGCAAAGCGCTTCTTGCCGTTCTTGTACTCATAGTAGTTACTCTGTACAACCATTGGCTTTGATCCCCATACATCGGCATAGGCAGGGAAGAACACGGCAGGGATGAATTGGCTCACTCTTTGCTGAGCAATGACCTCCATCGTAGGAAGGTACTGATACCAAGAGTATGCTTCAGCCCCATCGGCAAATTGCAGGCTCGTTCTCAGGACATCCTCGGGGCGTATCTCGACCATTGCTGAATTCATCAGTCTATTTACGCCCTCTCTATCCGTTGGGGGCTTTCTGACAATCCAGTAGTACATGCTCCCATAGGTGTCCCCGAACATCTCGACAAAGGGGGATTGACATACCTTGGAGAAGAAGCTCTTGAAGCTCCCTGAAAGGGACGACAAGCTGCTATCGATGACTTGTCTATTCTCAACCGAACCATCGATGATGCACTTGGTTATCTGCCATATGCCTCGCAGTAGCTTCTCATCTACGTCTCCGATGCCTGATTTACCACCTCCCGATGCCTTAGCGCTGCTTTCAGTTGCTTCGGGGACGAAGAGCTTGGCAACCTTTTTCATAGCGCTCTCTCGGTCATAAAACACGCTGTCCTGACCTGAGCTCGGCATCCCCTGATTGCTTATGTCGTTGCTCTCCCCTAACTGCTCATTGATACCATTAGGGTCAATGATTATGATCTTGTTGCCTTCGCTATTGGGATTGAACGCACCTCCCCAGTTGGTACTGTGTACCAATCGGTAGTCCATCTTCCAGCCCTTCAAGTCTGCTTGAGCTTTCGTTATCTTGTTCCAAGTGACGCCACCCATCTGCAGATTGTGCAAGAACAAGAAGGGCAGTGGGTCTCTCGCCATCTGGCTACTTGCGAGGGTACCAGTCTGTATCTGTAAGTGCAGGTGATCGCCAGTAGACTTGCCCGTGTTACCAGTTCTCCCCAGATAAGAGTTGGGCGCTATTTTGTCTCCAACTCTTAGAGCGCCATTGACTTCAGACAAGTGCATATACGTGTACGCCAGCCCTGCGAAGCGTACAGTGATATAGATGCCGCTCGGTCTGTTTGGATCCTTCTGTATCTGAGTAACAGTCCCATAGCTATCGCCAATACCAACCCCTGGCGAGTAGACTTCAGTGCCTCTTGGTATAGCTATGTCTACGCCATAGTGAAAGGCAGGTCTACCGCTCAGGGGGTCACTCCTTCGTCCCCAAGTGCAAGATATTCTGAGCGTGTCAATCGGTCTCCCTCCTGAGCGAAGGAAGCCGACTTGAAGCCTTGGCGGCATGTAGTTGACCTTGCCAGACGACTCAATGTTGGTCTCTTTGTCTATTAAGTTAGGCATATGTTACTTGAACTTTAATTCAATACCCTTGTTCCTCTTATCGCCATAGCCGTTGAACAAGTAGTCGGGGCATATCTCGATGTTGGCGAGAAGAGTGATTACAGTGTTGATGATATGCTTTATCCTACGCTCCCTCACATTAGCGAAGGGTATAAGCCCACCGCTGAAAAATCTCAATCTATCGACTGGCTTGGTCAGCGCTCCGTTCTTCTTCAGGACGGAAAACTCATCCCCGCTCATTATGTCGTCCTTGTTACCAAATATCTCCTCGGCAAAGGACGTCATGGACAGATTGTAGTAGTAAGAGCCGTCATCGGTGAGTAGCTTCATCAAGTCCCTGCCTTGTACGTTGACGAATGCAGTGGACGTTGTGTAGTCCTTTTCGATAGACACTGAGTCAACAAGCGCTATCATATCAAACACGCCAGTGTCTAAGTTGGCTATGAACTCATCGGTGCTCGTAGACTTAGCCAGCTTCTCTCGGTTGTCCATCTGAAGAGCCTCAAACGAAATGAAGAGAAGGTCATTGGTACCTATCATGTTTGAGAAGTAGTCAAAGCTCTCATCACCCCCAAGGTCAGTCCTATTGATCGCTGATCCAGTAGATACAAACACCGACTTATCCCCATCCTTGGTAATTCTGAACGGCTCAACGTACGGCAGACGTATAGAGAAGGTGCCGCCATTCATAGTCACGTTGGTGTTTAGGGACACGATGTACTTGCTAAGGTCAAAGAACTCAGGGACAGCGTTGCGGTCATTCTTCAGATTAGCCCTACTCTTGAACCAACCAAATACAAACGCCCGCTCCTCCCCCTTAGCAAAGCTCTCTTCCTTGACGTAGGCAGGGTCAGAGATTATCTCAGCAAGTCGCTCCTCGTAGAACTCCCCAAAGTCAGCGCTCTCGTCCTGAAAGTTTGTAGAGGATATAGCCGTATCAGTATCTACATTATCAATGGGGATGAGCACGTAGCAGGGCGTTGGGAGCGGCATGTCTATCTTCACATCGTCAGCGCTCTTCGGGAACACGCCAAACTTTTCGCTCAGCGCTCGCTTGAACTCCGAAGTCATCTGAATAAACAGATGCTCTTTGTTGATCTTGAACAGCTCCTTAGCCTTGATGTACAGAATGTTCTCCGCTTCGATGAAGTCTTTGAGCGTGTATCCGTCTCTGTCCTTGCTATTCCTATGAAACAGCTTCAGGTATTTCTTGCCGTTTATCGTTACAATCATACTACTGCTGGAAGTTCAGGAAGTTCTTAATGGCGTCAAAGCCACCCGTCAGGCTATTGGTCATAGTGCCGATGGCTTCAATGATCTCGTTCTTTGCCTTGGACATATTTCTCGTCATCTCAGACACTGATCCTATGCTTCTGTCCATAAGCGTCTTGATGGTCTCCTCGGAAGAGTAGTCAAAGCTCTTTGCCTTCAATATCTTTCCTCCCTCACCGCCATCCGTGAAGCTCTTTTGGTACTTGTCTATTCGGTCTGGAGATATCATACCTCTCGTGATGTCCTTCATAGCGAAGTACCCCTGCATAGTGTCGGTGCCTCCGTACCAGTCCTTGATACGGCTCATCACCGCCTGCATTATCTGACCCTCCTTATGTGGATCTTGCTTGTATCTATCGATGAGGTCTAAGCGCCCATTGGTCTCTGGGAACATCTTAGCTATGACGTCATTGATGATCGCCTCAGCCTTGTCGTTTACGGGGTTGCGGATCATGTCTTGGAAGACATTGATGTCCTTCGACAGTCGGTCATCCTGCTGAACGCCCGAAGCTGAGAAGGCGGCAACCATCTTGTTAGCCATGTTATAGTCTGGCCTATCGGAAATGCCCTTGTAGGTCTCCATCACCGACTGCTGTATGAGCAGCTTCTCGTTCACCCTCGTGAAGTCGCCATCAGATACGCCTGAGCCCTTTATTCCCGACAGAACGGAAACAAGGGACTGAAGAGCGTTGGTGACGTTCATGCCGTATCTATCAAAGGATGAAGCGCTGAGAAGTGCGCCATCCTCAAGCCCGAACGCCTTTTCAAGCCCTATCTGCTTAGCCGTCTCGGTGTCCCAGTCCTTCGATATGCCTCTGGCTCTTGCGGTAGATACAGCTCTTGCGGCGTACTCTTGGCGGTCAAGTCCCCAATCGTCCCCCTTTTTCAGTGCTTCGCTCGCTGTAAGAGATAGCAAGTTTTGGCGTATGTCGGTACTACCTCCTGAGGCAGCCATCCAAGACGCCATCGGGCCAAGCTCGTCTGCCACCTTGGAGTCCATCTGAGTTATCTCGACAATACCCTTGATTATCTCCATAACCAGACCAGCCTTAGCAGCGTTCTTTCGGTTCATGCCGCTCGCTCCAATGGCAGCCTGACCAGCGCCCCCAATCATACCTCCCAAGTTGCCCCTTGCCATAGACATCATAAAGGCGTTACCGCCCCTCGCTATTGCTGCTATGGGGTCATAGAAGGTGTCCTGACCATCGTCCTCTTCAGCTTTGTTTCTCTTGCCCTTCCCCTCGGCTTCCCTGATCTTGTCTTCGACCTCGTTAAGTCGCTGACTGGCTTCGATGGCTTCCTCCTTGGTACTGGCGTTGTCTCGCTGGAATATAAGCGCTTCACGCTCGTTCCTCAGACCATTGAGATATGAGTTAGCATTGACGCCCGCTTCGGTCTGTCGTTCGAAGTATTGTGTAAGCTCCCTGATAGCTGCGGTGAGAGCCGTCTCAGCTTCATTCTTCGCCTGACCTTGACGTTCGTCAATTGACTCCTCCTCTCTGTCGAACTCACGGCCAATCTTTCGATAGTAGTTGTCACGCTGACCCTCAAGCCACATCTCAAGGGCAGACATCTCCTCCTCGTTCTGGTATCGGTCTGGATCAGCAGCTATCCTCTGCTCACGAAGTTTGTCAATGTAGTCATCGACAGCGTCATACGCCTTACCACGTCTTTCAGAAAGGTCTCCTCTTCTTCGGTCAAAGTCGTCATCCAGCTTCCTCTGCGAAGCGTCCTTTGCCGTCTGACCGACCTGATGAATGATCTGACTGACGTTGTTAGAGCCAGGAACCATGACCACCCCACGGGCAGCCATCTCCTTTCGTACATCGCTAATGAGTCTGTCTTGATTAGGAAGCACGCTATCAAGATTGTACCCACTCGTTGTACCTCTCGTATAGTCTGAGGCGTTAGGGGCGCTTAGAGGTGTGAATGCAGCACTCGTAGGTGTAGCCGTAGAAGGCACTGAAGTAGGTGCGTTGCCTCCCCCAGTGCCTTGCTGATTTAATCCAGTTGTATTGCCTCTGATGTTTACCGAAACATCTACCTGCTTTGACATAAGCTATAAATCATCAATGTCTAAGTCATCGTACTCGCTGTCAATTTCGTGTTCGCTCATTCTCTCTACAACATCTTCATCGTACTCCTCGATGCCTCTGCTACGCTCCATCGCCCTCCTTATCTCGTAGTCCTCTATGTACTCTATCGACATGTCAATCAGCGACATCTCTCTGTGCTGGGGAGAGCCAAATGGAACGTTATATTTTTTGCGCCACCAATAGTCTACAAATATATTGTGCCAAGAAAAAACAAAGTCACGAATTTGATCACTCAGTCTTTCCCTCTCCATTGCCTTCTTCGATTGGGGCAACGTTTCTTATATCTATGAGTGTCTGATCGTACCAAGGCTTGATGACCTCTCTGTACGTCTTCACCAGTTCATCGGCTACGTTCAGGTCAACCTCGGTGTAGTCTCTGATCTCGAAGTACTTGCCCACCATGGGAGCACATACCTGAAAGAATGAGATAGCATCGACAAGGTCAAGTGCAAAGTAAGCGCTCGCAACCCCTGATTGAGCCATCTGACCATACTTGCCTCTCGTGAGAGCTTGCTTGAGTGACTCCATGTCAATCATCTGCCCTACGTTAGGGAACTTGGCCGTGAACGTCTTGTCTTGAATGCTGAATTTAATATCTCTCTGTATCATTGCTTGGGAAAAATTAAGGGTGTAGAGATTGTTCCCTACACCCTTAGATTATACCTGATTGGCGGTTCTATTCATTGAACAGCACAGGCTCCAAATACTCAAATTCGGTGTCTCTGCCTGAAATCTGTCCTTCCTGAACATCGAAGCCTTCACGTGTAGCGAACGCCCCAGTCACCTTTGCGAACGTCTCGAACTTGGATCCAACCAGTCCGCTCTCCTTGTCAATCTCACCATCCTTCACCTTTCTCAGGATAGCAATTTCAAGACCATTCTCCTGAAGAAGAAGAGCGTTTGCCCACTGGTCAACGCTACCTGCGTGTCTGAAAGTACCTATCTTGGAACTGTTGAGAAGTTTGTTGAAGTTGATAGTATATGCGGAGCAGCTCAGCGTCCCAGTCCACTCAAGTGCAGGAAGCTCCGAAGCTGTTAATCTACCAATACCGCTAACACGACCACGTCTGATGCTCTCGCTGATACGGACATTCTTCATCTTCCCAACGGTCACCCCATTGATCTGAATAAGAGCCAATGGAGCGGTCATTACCTTTTCTGTCATAATCGTCTAAAGTTAGAATTTGAAGTCAAGAATGTTACCAATGAAGAACGTCTTGTTCACAGGCACGTTAGGCGTGAAGTCGTAGGTGATGAAGTAGTCGCCATTCTTCGCAGACACCTTCACGTTCTTCCAAGAGACAATGAGATTGTCCGCCCCCGCAGTAGCCATGAGAGAAGCCAGCTTTGTCTCGGTGAAGTTCTTTACCGCTACTGGGCTTGCCTGAGCAGCCGTCATACCAGTAAATCTTGCCTCACCCTCAACAATGAGCTCCTTATTCAGCTGATGCTTGATGAGTTCGATAGACAGCTCAAAGCTCTGACCATCGTCCGCAATCGTCTTGTTGTTGTCCTGAAGAGTAGTAACGCCCTGATTGACTACCCAGTAGCCACCTACGTTTCTGAGGTGCATGATACCAAGCTGCAGCGCCTTCTCACGCTCCTTCTTCTTCAAGTCATAGACGAACGTCTGGTACCCAACTCTCTTGAAGGTGAGGGGCGTTTGGGGCTGCTGCCCTGCCGCCATACCAAGCGTAGCCGCAGTGAGGTAGATTGAAGGCAGCTTCTTTGAGCCGTTTCTATCCTTTCTTGCTACTTCAGGCGCTCCGTGAACCACGACTACGTTTGCTGAGTCATAGTATCTTGCGATGCTCTCTGAGCTGTTTCTCTCGCCAAAGAGGTCTGAGTCACGCTCACCCCCTGCAACGAAGAGTATGCCGCCAAATCTCGCATTCTTCTTGATGTGGTTGAAGATAAGTGCGTTGGTAGTCGCCTTTACCCCCTCTCCGTCATTTGCGTTGGCGTTAGTGCCTAAGAAGAACGTGATGTTGAGCTCGCTAACAGCCTCAAGAATATCGCTGACCTCGGTGCCGTTAAGCCACTCTGTCGTACCTCCCTCGGAAAGTACCTCAGTGAGCTTTCTTAGCTCGGTGCTAAGCTCGCCAGTATGACTTATCTCAAAGTGAGCAAGCATGTACTTGTTTCTGAGAGCCCAGTTGTAAAGCTCCTCAAGCGTCTTGAAGTCTTCGGACTCAGCGAGAACACCTGGCTCAGCGTCTTCGACCTTCTTTGAGCCGTATGGTTCTCCGTCCTTGTCTACGCCCATGTAAGAGCCTTTGAGCACTCTGAGCTTGAACGTGTTTGTAGCTTCCCCCTGAATGACTTCAGCAGAGTAGCCGACACGTAGCTTTTCAGCGCCCCCCGAAGCACCAGCGGTCTTGACTCCGTTGCCGCATACCCCCTCGTTCTTACACTTGAGAACAAGAGTAGCATCGCCAAACGTTAAAGTTATCTTTGCGCTTCTCGTAGTTGCAGCACGTGCGTAGTACACCTTGGGAGCGCCATTGACTCCAGCAGCGGGGGTGAATATCTTTTCAGCGACATCGCCTATCATACCACCGCCAATGAAGTTCAGGAAGTCCTCATAAGCCGTGAACTCGTACACCGACTTCAACCCCTTGCTTAACTCGCCATTGACGCCTGAACCGCCTGAAAATTCAAAATTCCCGTTCTTGGACAGACCAGTGTCGATGATAAGCACGTTACCAAATTCTGCTACGTTGGTAACAGAGGTAGGGTTGTATACTGTAGCGGCATAAGCGCCTGGCTCATAGTAGTTCTTCCCATGAAAATTAACAACAGTTGCCATATCTAATCAAATTATAATTCAACGTATTTGTTATATCTGAACAAGGTCATTTACATTGTCTATTTCAAATACGAATTTCCTCATCACTTCGCCCTTGAACGACATAGGCACGACCAACTCATATGAGAATGAGATATTTATCACCTTGTGGAATAGAGGGACTGGCGTCAAGTCGTCTTGCATTACTATGTCGTTGCCTGAGAACTTGGGGAGACGCAGACCATTCAGCTCGAACTGCTCGTACAGCATCGTAAACATAGACTTCAAGATATTGTAAGCCAAGTTCACCTCGGAAGAGTTAGAGCCAGTGATCATTATCTGGTAGTTGCTCTCGTACATGTTCACGAATGAGTCTTGGACATAGCCCTCATCGAAACCAATCCCGCCCGATGACGTCTCACTCGGCAGAAGGATATGGAGATTTATGTTCTTAGCAACGTCCGTAGCGTAGCCAAAGTTGACCTTGAAGTTCTCGGGGTACTGAACCATCTTCTTGGCCTGCTTGAAGAAGTTGTATTGGTTCATCCTTTGGGGCTGCTCGTTTTGGTCCAAGCCAAACAGCCTATACAGAATGGTATCACTCTCATTTACCTCCTCTAAGTCTCTCCTGAGAAGCGCTATTGCCGCATTGGTTATCTTGTATATCGTTACCTCTGGTAGTATGATGCCTTCCATTATAGGGCTTGTTCTAAGTAGTTATACACCTCATTCTCGACAAGGGTGTCAGCGTCCGTCTTCTCAACGGCTTCGGTACTGAGCCAAAGAGCCTTGAACCCGCTATGAACCCAAGACATGGCGTCTGACTTATCGCTGACTCTGCGGAAGGTATGATACATGCTTTGGACGCTCTTGTTGTAAATGAACGTACTGCGCATCATACCATCGTATATGCTATTCTTATGTCTGTATTCGCCAAACAGCTGAGCACCGCTCTCGTCCGTTATAGCAGCCCTACTCCTTGGAGCACGTTCTCCTTCGGGGAGCGACAAGGCATTTAAGCGCTGCCCTGCGCCTAATTTCTTCGCTACAGCGTAGACCTCTTCAGGCATAACGTTAGCGAAGCCTGCTTGCCCTACGGCATTAGTGGTGCCTATTCTGAAGGGAATTGTCAAGTACCATCCGCCTGCGCTCTGTATTGAGTTGCCCTTCTTCTTGACCTTCTGTATAGTGTGCTTTGCCTTTGGCGAAGATTTGAACCCCTGCTTCATGTCGAAGGGGCTTGCGCCCTGCTCGATCATGTTAGGCAGAACGCCCGTCAGCACAATAGACTTTTCAAATCGCCCCTTGTCTACCTTTATCAGATTTTGGGTGTATTCGGGGGCGGTGCTTCTGAGCCTTTGCTTAGCCAATGCAAGCCAATTAGCGTAGATAGACGCAGACACTGCATTGACGCAGGTCTCGGTGAGTAGGTCTACTTGCTCCTGCGTTAGTCCGAACTGACTTTGCAGTCCAGTGAGGTCTATTTCAATCGGCTTGTTAGACATTGAGGTGGGTGTTCTCGATCAGACTGCTATCGTACTTTTGAGCGTCAAAGATGTAGTGAGCCTTGCGTGCCGTTACATTGATAGGCATATCCGTGAGCTTATCGTCAGAGATGGAGCAATGCTTGCTCTCTCGTACCTTCATCAACTCTCTGTTTATGTCGATGACGTGGTAGACTGGGTAGTGGTTGTAACGTATCGTCACGCTCATCTCAGCTGGCTTGTTGATGTCTTCTGACTCTACCTCCTCCGCCAACTCGCTCTTGAAGTCTATCCTATTGGCGACAATCTCATAGTCCTTGCCTCTCTCAAGCAACTTGAGCGGGCGGTCATCGCTAATGAACATGAAGATTTCAAATACCTCCAACGGCTCGTAGATAGGGTATGCGATCAGCCTGCCGTTATAAGTCGTAGGGCGCAATACCTCGCTGTAAAACTCCTCCAGCTGGGTAAGTATTATCCTATCCATGAACCCCAGCTTATCGATGCCCTTAGTCGTTATAGACGCAGTGCCTCTATTGATCTCGCCATACTCTTGGTAGCTCTTTCGGCTGTCCATGTGCTGAGCTACTACTCTCGTGCTCGCTCTGTTGATGAAGAACCACCCCCGACCTAAGCAATTTCTACAAGTAGACAGAGCCTGACCATTTGCCTTGTCTACGCAAGGGCATCGCATCGCTCTGTCTATTAAGGCATCATATCCTTGAGTCTGGATAAGGTGAGAAAACGCCTGCGGTCTCCACCCTACCGCTGGACCAAAAGGCTTTTCAAATGCAGTGGTATGATGTACTGGGTGGTCTATGACTATTCCCTTGCCTTCCATGTTTATAGGACATTGAATTGTATGCCTCGGTACTTTTGCTTTATAGCGGGCATCATCTCATTGATCTGATCGGTATACAGCTTAATTCTGCCTGCGAACAAACCGCCCTGCCCGCTCCTCGTTAGAGGTGTATTCTGACTAACTCCGTCAAGTGAGATGCTTATGCTCGTCATCCCTACGCCATATAGGATGTCGCCTATGATAGCGAGGACGTTAATGGCGGCAAACTTACCAATCAAGTCCTTGAGGTCATCGGGGCACTTGTCCCAACCAGTGACGTATCTGAAACGCCAGTAGTTCGGTATGTACTCCTTCCCGAACCAACCAAGGTGAGGTGAGATGCCGTTGTAGATGATAGAGTTGCTCGTGAACTGAGCACCGCTCGAACTACCTGAATTTGGTATGAGGTATATGTTTCTGAACATCGCTACCTCGTCTGTCTTCTTGAGAGACAGCCACTCCTTTGGGTAGTTTATCTGACATACCCCATTGATCCACCCCTGCAGATTGTCGATTGTTCTGACGGGGTAGGTAGCTTGGATGTATCCCCAAGACACGAACTCTTGACGTATGAAGTTCTTGCTTTCCTCGATGACCTGCTTTGAGATTTTGATCCCCAGCAAATTCTCCACAGTCGCTTGTGCCGTATTTATGTAGTGCTGAATAGTCTCCGAAGAGATTTTGCGACCATCATTAGAGCACATAGGAATGCCGAACAAGTACTTGTCTACCAGTTCTGAAGAGCTGAGAGCTGAAACAACTCTCACTCCGTACGTCATTTTGAGTCGTATCTTGGGCATATATCCGTTGTATTAGGCGTTCTGATACTTTTTGATCAGGAAGGCTCTCATGGCCTTTTCGCTCTTGAACTTGGCGTACTCTTCGGGCTGAATGCCAATCTCCTCTGCGAGGTGCTTCAGGTCATCCATGCCCATGTTCTCGATACGGCTCTTGATGTCTTCTTCTTCCTGAATTTCTTCAGTGTCTTCCTCTTCCTCGAACCAGTCGTTGGTAGAGTTTAAGAGCACGTTGGCGCACGCTTCGCTGACCTCTGCGTAGCCTTCGTTGTCGATTTCGATTTCCTTGTCAATAGGGACAATGAGACGTGCACCCCAGATAGAGCGTGCTGTCGTTTTGATCTTCATATTACCTTAGTTAAAAAGACGGCAGGGGCTATGCTATTTGTGAATAACGTAGCCCCCAACCATCAAAAATTATTACTCCTTAGTCTACTTGCCTGAACCAATGTTCACGAAGCGTACCATCTTCTTAGGAGCGTAGAGCAGTGGCGTGCCGTACAGCAGAACCATGAAGCGGAATGCGGGCGACAGAATTGCTAAGTCCATCTTCATAAGAGGTGCAAGCTGAGCGAACTCAATGACCTCTTCGTCAAACTGGAAGATAGCAGCCTGATCGGTGTCGGGCATGAAGCGGTTGTTGTCACGGATGGACAGTGCGTTAGCGCCATCGTAACCTCTGGTCAGGTCATCCAGCGAAACATCGAAGAGGGGGAAGAACTCACCAGTGGGAGAGCCACCAACCTTCGTGCGGTAGATGCGGTAACCAGTAGCCTTGTTGACACCGCCACCATCGGTGAACTTCAGGTCAACGTTGCAGCCAGCCGTGATAGATACAGCCGTGTTCGAAACAGCAAGGGTGGATTCACCGAAGCGGTTAAGAGCAGAAACAGCGTAGTAGACGTTACCTGCGTCAGCAAGGAAGAACTTGCTACCCTGAGCACCAGCGTTTACAGTCGTTGCAGCGCTCGTGTCCCATACTGGGGCGTTAGGTGCCTGCTGGCTGTTAGCGGAAGAGTTGGCTGAACGGCTTGGGTTCTTGCGGAAGAAGATGTCATGGTTCAGACCAATCTGACCGAACTGAGACTCAAACGCCTGAACACGCTGACCCATGATGCCCTGACTGAGAGCAGGCGTATTGGGAGCAATGAACTTGTTGCCATAGAAGTTCTTTACAAAGTTACTTACTACAGTGGGGGGAGCGTAGAGCTGCGTTGCCAGACCGAAGTTCTCAACGACAGTATTAGCAGCGCTCTCGATAGCATCTTCAGTAAGCGCCTTGCCTCTAAGGTCAATGACACATTCTGAATCCATGTACTGTCCGTAGCTTGCCCAGCTGTCGCTGTATCTCTGCTGTGCGAGGAACCCACTGAACTGCTCGGGGACAATCTTCTCATCACCGAAGTACAGCCCCTGGTTCAGGGTGCGCATGATCCAAAGCGTACCATCCTTGATAGCCTTGTCCATGACGTTGCCGACAGTCGAATTTACAAGGGTCATCTGGTGAGTAACGCTCTTGGTAACACCAAGGTACTTCACCAACTGAGCCCTACGAACAAAGATGCTATCTTCTTCCTGTGGAAGTTCGCCCTCTCTGTTCCAACCGCCTCGGTTAGCACCATAGCTAATCTGCTGGTTGTATTCTTCGACAGTGTTATAAGCAGCCTTCTTTGGGAGGTTCTTCCAAAGCACAATGTCGCTCTCACGGAAGGTCAGATGCTTAAGCGTCTTTTCAAGAGACTCAACCTTCAGAGGGGCACCGCTGGCGTCCATCTGATTGGTGGTCTCTCTACCAGTAATATCGCCAGCAGCTAAAGCCTTGTTAAGCTGATCAATGGATTCAGCGGACTCAGTGCCCATGAAGCCACCCGTGTAATCAGCCATACTGATTGAAAGTTTGTTCATATATATAACTCTTGAAAAATGAATTATTGAATGATGTTGACACCAAACTCGTTCTTGAGTCTGGCAATGACGTTAGAGGGAACTACGCCAGATGACTCAAAGCTCATACAAGCCTTACTAAATTCATCGTCAAAGCCCTTAGCGAACGTAGCCTGATCAAGAATTTCAGCTACCTGAGAGCGGTTGCGAGACATCGAAACGCCCTGCTCGCCCTTTCTGATTTCGCCTTCGTTATCATCGTCATTTGCCTTATAAAATTCTCTCGTAGCGGTGCGAATGGAGCGGTGAGCACGTCTTTCAGCTCTTGATCCGTATCTCTCTACGCTTGACGTGAGGGATGAAATAGTGTCTTCCTGAGACTTTACAATTTCTCTGAGGTCTTCGATTTCATCGCTCTGACCCTTGATGAGTTCAGCGAGCGCCTTGATGTTGCGAGTGTTGCCGATGTAGCTGATGGCTATCGCCTTTTCAATACGCTCTAATGACCCAAGGTTGATAGCCTTAGACACGTCCTCATCGTCCTCGTCTTCGTTGGCATCCTCGTCATAGTCACCATCCTTATCGCTTACACCCTCGTCTTCGTCCTCCTTGACCTCGTCTTCGTCCTCATTGATTTCGTCATCCTCACCCTTCTTGAGTAAGTCGGCTAACTCTTCAAATGAGTCCTTTTTTGTCTCTGGAGCCTGAAGACCAAGAGCTTCATATGCCTTACAGATGTCCTCATCTGTAATTTGCTCTTTGTTCTTTTTCTTCATGTTTGCAATGCTCTCTATTAATGATACTACTTGTTTTGCCTTTGATATAGTTATACTTGGTATAGTAGCCAATACCAAATCAAAGCACTCGGACTTTGAGAACGTTTGAACCTTCAAATCTCTATCAAGTGACTCCTTCTTCAAGGCAGCTGCCGTCTCGGTAGTCATTGACTTGTCGTCTGATTCAACGTCCTCTTCGTCATACAGCTCTTCTTCGTCTTCATCGCACCCCTCACCCTTGATTATATTGGCGAATGTTTGAGCGTTCTTTGGCATGTGCGTTATCGCTACCCCCGTGATGACCGCCTTGATTACTCTTTTATAATCAGGGTTGTTGGGGTCAGATGAAGCTCTTTCTACCACTCTACCTTCGATTGAATAGCCAAGTCGTCTGGTAGAGCTATCTCGTTCAAGGGTAGTAGCCAAATTCCATACGTCTCTCGCTACGGAGCTGCTTGGGTACAGCTTAGTCTCAAGATACAGTCCTTCTGGTCTTATCTCACCCTTGATTGGTTCTCCTATGATTGCAGCGGGCTGACCCTTGGCTTGGTGATGCCAGTTTACAGTACCGCTGTTCATCAATGGCGTTATATCAAAGCCGTTGGGGTCAAGATACTCGCCATCTGAGTCCTTGTCAGCCGTAGACGCAATACCGCCAAGCACCATCTGTTCGGTGCTGTCGGTAGCAGTCGTTATCGACTTTTCAATTGGACACCAAAATTTGAAATTCCCCTTCATTACATTTCCTTTGTTTTGGTTATATCTGATATCACTGAACAGTTCGCTTAATCCAGCCAAAGAAGAACTTTTTGTTTGCTGGTCTGCGCTCGGTGATACGTATGTAGTACTTGATCTTCTCAACTCTCCTTGAGTTCATGTACTCGTCCTCGCTGATTGTTGATCGATAGAACTTCAAGCTATCTCTCAGGGCGCTGTTCTCCTTTTGAAGTCGTAAAACCTCGTTGCGGAGATCAACGTGCTCCCTCTTATGTACAAGGACGCTATCGGGATGCCCGCAGCGTGCCTCTGCAGTGCCGTAGAGCGCTGCAAAGGCTACTGCCAGTATAAGTATCTTAATAGTGTTCATCGCACCGAATTTAGCTTGTTTAGAAGCTCTTGGCTCATCTTGCCTGTTTCTGGTAAGCCGAACTGCTTTTGGCTTAATCGTATCGACATAGCTACGCCCATATTGACTGCTGTGTCGTATAAGTCATTAGCCACGCTCTGCTTAACAATCTTGTCTCCCCATACAGCGTCCCAGAAGGTGCTTTTGTAGAAGGAAGAGATCAGGGGCTCAAGCTCCCCGCAGGTCTTGAGGTTGGCTGGGAAGTTAGGCTTGCTCTTCTGTTGGTCTATGATAACCCAACCACGCCAATTGGGGTGGAAATTTCTTGCGATACCAACGTAGGTCTCACCACCTCGGTCAGCCTTGTCGTTGACGTAGCCACCCTCAAACTTGCTCGTTCTGTCAAATGCAATCTTAAAATTTGCCATACTGGTCAAAATTAATGTTCAAAAAGCCATAGTCCAAGCGCTCCTCGTTCATCCACTGCACAAGTAGGTTAGACTTATCGGGAGCGGGAAGCGCTCTGAAGTCACCCTCCTCGATGCCGTTCTTCCAAAGGAAGCTCAGAAAATTTCTTTGGTACTTATCTATCTTGAGAGCCACGAACGTAGCAGCACGCCACTTTTTGGGCATCTCATCGACGTACCTCACTTTCAGGTGCTCTTCAAAATACTCTTTGTTTTGAGTATAGTTGAGCAATGGGAAGTCGCCCTTGAAAGGGATGATCAGCTGATCCTTTGTTAGGCGCAGCACGTTCATCGCTCTTGGGCAAACATCCCCCGTCATTTGCCTACTCATCATATGTGATTACCTTTGTTCTGTTTAGAATTACAATGTACTCGTTTGACTCTCGGTTCAAGTGAGTACCGACACGTATGGCGTCATAGCCCTTCAGTGCAGCGTATATCCCAAGCGCTGGGTTGTTTTGTCCCTCGTTCTCGACAACGCTTTTAAGGACACCATTGCGTAGAGTTGCATCGGGGTTGAATAGCTTTTCGCTGATCTTCCTCATGCTCTCTTCTGACGTCCTTATAGCTTCTTTGAGCTGGTCTGATCTCGTTTCGAAGTCAATGACTATCTGCCTCTGTCTCTCCTTTGACTCCTTTGCTATCTCGTCTGCGATTTTCTGGAAGTGGTTTGTCTCGATCCACCTTGCTATCTTCGCAGCGTGAATATGATACTTAGCGCCCATGGGTTGCTTTTGTCTGATAGCGCTCGCATCGTTCCAGTTCTTCTCGCTCAGCACGTACTCCTCGGTAGAGTAGGGCAATGATAGCGTCCACTTGTCGCCCCGCTTAGTCATCTTACCGCCCAGCTTGTCAAGCCATCCGCCTATCGTGCCCTTGACGAACGCATCGAACTTGGGGAACGTGTATCTACCATCGCTGTCTAAATCACCCCAACGTATATCCTCGATGGTCTTCTTGTACGTGGCGAATACATCGTCATCCCAGTGCATATCTGCCTTGACTCGGTCGGATATACTCTTGATCTGCTTATCGCAGTCCTCCCGCAGCTCGATTAGCTCCTTGTTAGCATCGGCATTCTGCTTCTGTGCATCGGCATATTCCTTGCTATCCGAAAGTACGTTGCCAGTCTCTTCCTTGGCGTCCTTCAAGAGCTGATCGACAGTTACAATCTTGGTATCTTTAGACAGATTAAGCTCAAAGACACTACCCTTAGTGCTACCATTGTACGCATATTCTTTGGCGTGATTTATAGCCGTCTTGTCCTGAGGGCTTGGAGCTACGTCTGCATGAGTGTAGATACCAGCGCCAAATACCCCAACAGAGCCATAGAAGCACTCTTCATCGAACTTGAATGCATCGACATATCGCTGGCTTGAAGCGTTTGGGTTGTTCTTCGTCCATGGCCTATCGTCTTTGATACCTCGATAGAGAGAGTGTCCAGCCGCCAAGTAAAAATCGCCATCCTTCTTCTTTTGAAGAAAATCTGCCTTGCTTAAAACCTCTGGGAGACCATCGAAACCACGCATCTTCGCTATGTTAGCAAGGATGGTGAAACCAGTCTTACTCTTATTATCAATCTTGTGGTAGTGATGTCCGTAGATGCTCTCCCAAAGCTGGTTCAGCTCGTCCTCGTCTAATTCTCGATACATCTCAGCATCGGTCTTTATGACTCTTGGCTGAATTTGGCGGGTAGCCTTGTTGGGCAACCCAAGTCTTTCATCAAGTACCTTCTTTACGCTCTCAAAGCGCTTCTCCATAAGGTTGGCGAGCGTCTTCTGATTGTCAGCGTTCAGGTAGGCAATTACATCGTCCTTTCGGCTGTATAGCTCCTCAAGCTGGTTGTTCAGGTCAGCGTCCTTGAGATATGCAAGCGCTTCTCCGTTGTACTCGATGAATTGCTCAAGGTCTTTGCCAAAGTCCTCGTCATAGTCTTTGGCGCTCCCCTTTGACTTGAACTTCAAAGAGCCACCATTGTCTACTCGGATAGCTTCGCCAGCTGGAGATATGAGTAGATTGTCGCCATTGTTATATACGTCTCTGTTCGCCAAGAAGACGTCAACAGCGAAGCCCTTAACCATTTCCTTGGCGTCCTCTTCCTCCCAGACATCGTTCTCTCTGCATCCTAAGACGAAGCTGGAGAGCAGGAACGTTTCGCCATCCTTCTCATACAGCTCCATCTCAGGCACCTTGAGACCTAATAGGCTGTAGAGCTGAGTTGCGAGATACTCTGACTTGATATGGCCGTTGTTGGTATTTGACCCCCTCTTCATTATGTATCTGTTACCAGATGAGTCTTCAACCAACTTGGCGCCAGTAGAGCCACCGACACGTGCACCAACAACCTCCTTGACGTCATCGATGCTATTGGGGAAGAGAGGGCTGCTTGTCTTGCGCTTCTGCGCTGTGCCTTCAGGTACGTTCTTGTTTACGCCCCCACCTCGGTACACTCGCCAGTCGTACTGCGTTTGGGCGTTAGGCGTTGCCGTATATATGTATACAATGCCGTTTACTACCTTTGTTTGGCCAGGTAGTATAGCCTTGACTATCTCGGCATCCTGATCTTGTCCTCTGAGCTTATCGAACAAAGACTTGGTAACGCAAATCTGATAGTCAACATCGTCATCTAAGTCGGTGGACTGTCGGTATGCGTCGCAAGCCTTCGTCAAAGTCTCATCAGACAAACCGCCCTCAGAATGCCTGAGGGCGAGTAAGTCCAATGCTTGTCTCTTATTCATCGCTGAGTAAAAGGCTCTTTGCCTCTTCAAGAGACATCGTGATTGAATCGAAGAAGGTATCACTTGCCTTGGTGATGTCGTTATCCTCGTAGCAAACACCATCATCGTAGGCTCTTGCCCAATCGAATTTGGGAGCTGGAGAGGTGCTTGGAGCCTTAGCAACGACCTTCTTTGGGGCGCCAAGTTCGTCATCTTCGCCCTTTGATAGGGCTTCTTCGGCATTGTCGTACCAGAAGTGAGGGTTGTTGATCATGTCCTCGTCAATACCAAACTCCTCACGTATGCTCTCCTTCTCATCCTCGTCATCGGCATTGTCGTATATCTTCATAGCCAACTCTGCCTCTCTCTTCGCCTTGATGATGTTACCAATCAGACGTGGGGTGAAGTTAGATGGGTCAATTTTGTCTACGTTCTTCTCAATGAACGCCATGACGTCATCCCTCTCCTTTCTATCCTCTTCGGGGTCAATGAGTCTGGGGAGCTTCTCGAATTTCATGCCGTGAATTCGCTTCTTCATCACCTCCAACTGCTCGTTCTTGGTGACGTTAATGTCGATAGAAGCGGCACGTGACATAATAGCCTTGGCGTCCTCTGATACTGCGGCAACGTCCCCAACGCTCTTATTGGTCATGACGACAATACGCCCAGTGAACTTGAAGTTGTTTGAGGGGTCATCGGGGTCACTCAACACTCTGTCCTGAGTATCGATGGTAGCTTTCTTCATGATGGCTGCGTACTGCTTCTGCGTGAGAATAGCGTCAGTATCGTCAAACATGATGACCTTGCCGTTATGCTTCTTGAGTATCTCAATCAGCTTCTTTGCTGACCCTGGATTTGGAGCTTCAAAGATGTCATAGTCACCATCGCCAGCCGTATGCAGGTCTGGGTCATAGAACACCTTATTCAATCTCGCTGCTACCAACTTGAAGCCATACGACTTACCAATACCAGCGCCCCCTGCGGACACCAAGAAGTTACCATTACCATCCCCGCTGAGGAAGCCAAGGTACTTGACGTTGATCTTAGACAAACGCTTCAGGATTGGCTTGTAGTCTGGCTCGGCTCGCTTCTTCTTGTCTACGAATGCGTCATAGGCTATACGACCAGATACAGTGTCAAGTCGGAACACCTTTCTAATCGCTGGATGGTTCTTGTCCTCGTACCAGTGACCCTCATCTTCGTACTTTTCAAGCTCCTCTAAATTCCTTGGAAGGGAAGTAGAGGGCATAGAAGGTGCCTGAGGTGCCTTCTTTTCACTCGACTTAGGGGAATTATCGTCAGAAGATTTAGAAGTGGCAGGAGGTGTGGCAGGCTTGCTCGTAGGTGCATCGCTATCCTCTCCATCCTCCTTAGCGCTCTTATCCTCATCAGACTTGTCAGCGCTATCGCTTGAGCTCTTATCATCGCCCTTAGACTTTCTCTGGTCAAGTATCTCCTTAGCCTTAGCCTTGGCTTCATCGGATGCGTTATCATCGTTGAGTACCTTCTTCAGGTCATCATCGCTGAACTTGGCTGCCTTGTCTTCTTCGTCCTTTGACGCTGATTGCTTAGAGGGGGCTTGGTTGTCGTCCTTCTTGGCGCCCTTATCCTTTCGCCAGTCCCCCTTACCTCCAGCAGCAGAAGACACCCATACCAAATCAGGTCTGGTAGGGTGTCTATCTCCGTCTTGTCTTTGTATCTTGTTTCTTGCCTTCTCGATTGAGTCCATAATCAAATTTCTTTGAACTTGTTAATTATGGATGCTTTATATATGATTTGTTAGTGCTCCCATTCTATAGGCACCTCAATACCAAAGAAGTTCGTCATGATGTCGTCTGAGATACGCTTCACCTCTTCTGAGTCAGTGCCTACCTCAAGATCATTGATTAGCTCTCTGTCATCTACAAGCTCAAGTATCTCCTTCATGTTCTTCTTAGCGTTGAACAGCTCCTTGACTAACTCGAAGTTGTACTGAACATCCTCCTCGTACTGCTCGTCAGACATCTCAGAAGCCTTAACAAGAGCTTCAGCGAACTCCTTTGGCGTAGCATCGTGAGGTATTACAACGGCTCTTATATGATTGAACAGCTCGTCCTCTAAGTCAAGCGTGTTCTTGTCAAGCCCTCGATAGTCTCGGATGACTGGGTAACAGCCGTTCAACATAGCTTCGATGATGAAGCCGTTAATGTGGGTACGGCAGTACTTGGCGTAGTGGGAAGCCCAAGAGGGGTCAACGGCAAATCGGCTGTCCTTGAGTAGCTCGTTTACATCGCCAGTCGGAATTTGACCTAAGTACACCATCCCGTGCTCTTCTGCCACGTCCCATATCTTCCTGCCTATATACCCCTCATCGATGTCGGGGTCACGCTTACGGCTGGTGATATACGGCTCTTTGCACTTAGTCTCGGCTACCATGTAGGCTTGCTCGATACCCGAACCAGCTACAAGCGTTGATAAGCCCTCGGGCAGGTGAGCCGTTGCCCTTAGTAGGTCATCGACACGCTTCATCGACTTGAACACGTGAGCAGCGAAGAAGTCGTATGAGCGCTCGCTCATCTTCTTACACTTCATCTGAGCATCGTCCTCGATGTATCGGGGGTTCAGCTCAAGGATGCGGGGGATGCCGATGTTCTCGCAACATCCGTAGGCTGCGATATGAGCTGTCTCGATGAATAGTATCTTATCCTTTAGGGCTGAGATATTAGAGGCACGTACATCGAAGTAAGCGTCATGCGCTATGAACATCTGCGCTATTCGATAGGGGAGATCAAAGAACTTATGCCAGAAGTTGAACTTGGTACCTCCCCATATGCTACTCTTCGTTGGGGCGAAATTCCAAATGATCAAGTCGGCATCGTCAACCAACTCTCTCCAACGCTCTAACGCATTAGGCTCAAAGGCGCCAATGCGGTTGCTTGGCGGGAGAAAGAAGCCATAGTAATTGTTCTTCCAATACCCAGTAGCCTCATCGAACTCGTAACCGCCATTTTGGCTATTCTCCTTGAGGTCTTTGCTGAAGCTACCATCCTCAAGTGAGCGTAGCTTCTTCAGGTATCTCGCTTCGGTAGTCGCTGCGGCTGTTATCTGCACTATGTCTACCTCGTGACCAAGCGCTTTCAGCGCCTTCACCTTAGCGGTGACGTGCTCGATGATCCCGCCATACTTTGCTATCTCAAAGTCGGCAAACAAAATCTTCATATTGTTGAGTTTATGTGATACGTTCTCGGTTATAGTAACGTTGCTATAAACAATGAGCGCCCCATGGTGGCTTCCAATCTTCCACAGGGCGCTCTATCTTGAGCGGTTAGGTACGCTCTTCATCTGTTCAAGCAATCGTTCAGACACCACTACCCAAATAAACATTACACGTTTCTTGGGCCATCCGCTTGGCGTGTAATACCGCAGCGGCACTCGTAGGGCATGCAGGAATTGAACCTGCGAGTGAAGAAACCACAAAATGAGACGAAAAAGATAACATCACTCAAACCTATATGCCCTTGATAATCTGACTATGAGTCAGCCTTACCTATATTATGTTGCTTCATATCTACTGGGGTTGGTCTCCCAGCCATAAAGATGAGTCCAGATAGACGACAGAGAGCTGTAGTAAGCCTTCAGCGTGTGAAGCTGTGTCTTCTTCAAGAAGAATAATTGACCTACACGATCATTTGTGAACCGAAGCCCCTCTTCAAGTCGGTGTATCTTTTCAGATACAAGCTCCATTTCATTACGCAAAGCGTCTTTATGCGTGTTGTCTAACTTATAGGCACTATCAAATGTAGCCTTTGGAGACCAAGACACGTAGCCCTTGAAGCCCTCTACGTTTGGCTTGCCTTCTGATTGGTACATTACAAGGTAGCCTAAATCCATTGGATCTTCGTCCGCTGGTACCTCCCAACCTCGTAGGGCGTTATATTCCCCTCGTGACATCGGGGTAGCCATGATGGTCTTAGTACCAGTGTACTGTACCATGCTCTCCTTGATACTCTTGATATCCTTCATACTACAATCGTTCTATCTAAACACTTTGGCGGGCGGGTTGGAGTTGAACCAACAAAGTCACAAAAGACACCCCACGTATGAGGCTCGCTTACCGAATGCGCCACCGCCCGCTCTATTGTACCCGCTACAAGATTTGAACTTGTGACCCACAGCTTAGAAGGCTGTTGCTCTATCCAACTGAGCTAAGCGGGCATTTCAGTACCTCCTGCAGGGATTGAACCTGCGCCCCACGCATTAAAGGTGCGTTGCTCTACCATCTGAGCTAAAGAGGTATCTATGTTGTAATTAACTTTGGCGGCTCGCACTGGAGTTGAACCAGCCGAATATCATTTGAATGATACTGTCACCACGCTTCGACCGAACCACCAAAGCTAAAACGCTGCTACGTATATGCGCACTACCGCAGTCAGCGCCCCTCAAATGCCCTGCAGAGCCAGAGGGATATTTTACCATCGTGCTGTTTCTTACGTCTATACACCACAGCGACATGCGCCCCTGCATCGGAATTTCACCGACCTCCTATGGTAATTGTGGGAGCAGATGGACTCGAACCACCGAAGCCGTTAAGGACGACTGGTTTACAGCCAGTTGCAATTGCCGCTATGCGATACTCCCAAGTCTCCGCAGGGGCTTCAGCCTTACAACGTGAAGGCGACTACTATTGGCGCTGTTGCTAACGCCCCTGCGGGTGATCTGGTCAAGTAAGGTGAAGTGGAGGGAGAACAGATCAAAAGCCTAAAACGTTCTCAATATAATCAACCATCAGTCGTCTGACCTCGTGAGCTAATCACTTGGACTTTTGACTTAGCAGTCAGCGTGTTTTATTCGACACCTTACTTGGGTCATGTTTCTCGCTAACCAAGCGAAGGAAGCAACCAAAGTCCTTGAGAATAGAGCCTACTCAACCTGAAGCTCCTCTCTGGGTTAGGTTAAATCCAATATCCCCATACCTAATCAAGCACCAACCTAACAAAATGCTCTCATAGATAGACGCTATATATCGTTTCAAGCGCCCCTGAGTGGGTATCTATCGTTCGTCACCGCACTTGGAATTGCACCAAGCTGACTCGCATCATAGGTGTTTTTACTCAGAACATAAAACAACACAGATGATTAAAAACTTGTTAAAATGGTTAGTACCTACTCAACAAGCCAGTGTCTAATTTTGCGGTGTAGTATAAGCAACGCTATGCTTATATTATTGTTAGCCCTCAAGATTGAACATCTGAGCAACGGCTTCCCAGTGCAGGGCTTCAAGAGCCGTCATCGCTTCTTCCTTCGTAGTGTGCTCTGAGCCGTCAGCTAAAACAAGCCAACCTACTTTGTTTGGGATAGGCTCTCTCGCAGTAGGGTAGCGCAGAGGCGTGTGCCTAATTCCTACGTGAAAATGCCCCTCTATGTCTCTGATCTCGAACCACTCTAATGGCTTGGCGGCAGTCTTCAAATCGTCTAATCTCATAGCTATTAACTTTGGCGACTTTTCTTTCTGTTCATGCTCTGGGAGCTGTATACGTCACGCTGTTGCTGAATAACTCTGCGGAACGCCATTGCTATCCTCTTGAAGATTGACGGCTTATTTGGCTTGGGCTTCTTTTCTTCCTCGTCTTCGGGCTCACCGCCAGCGTACTTTCTTGTACCCGATGTCGCTATAACGGCTGCAGTGGCCATTCCTACTGATCCTACAAACATATTATCTCCCCATTAAGCAAATACCAATCAGAAGAAGTATCAGTACTAAGAGCATGAGAACGAAAAATATCATGTTCTCTCTTCTTCTCTTCTCTTGCTCTTTGAAGTAATTGGGCGGGTATCTATACCCATATATCTCTTCGTACTCCTTTGTTCCTTCTGGTGGTCCAATGAATTCCATATCTTGTCTATTTATCTCGGTGTTCCAAATAGGGCTTGAACCTATGACCTACTGATTATGAGTCAGTTGCTCTAACCGACTGAGCTATTGGAACGCTTATGTCTCTATTAACTTTGGCGACTTTTATAATCACCCTTTGTATCTGAAGAGGGACTTGAACCCTCACGCCTTTAGGGCAACAGGGCTTAAACCTGTCGTGTCTACCTATTCCACCATTCAGACAACCTCATAGCTCTATCGTGCTATATACCTGACAATCGTTATCCGTGTGTCCATCGTGTAGTCCTCGCTGATCAACTCCTCTACTCGCTTGTAGTTCTCGTTGATCAATCGTAGAACGTCTGAGCTGTAGTTGCCTCTCAGCTCATATCCTGGTACGTTAGAGGTGCAAGTGATTGCGCCAGAGCAATAGTACTCTATACTCTGAATGATCATCACCTCATATACCTTGGCGCCTTTAGGGACTTTGGAGAGTACTGTCTTGTCGTACTCAATGCCCCCTATGACCTCTTTGTTAGTTCTTCCTTTCGCCATCGTCTACTACCATTAAACTCCCCTCACGGCTGTAGAACTCCTCGGGCACGTTCTTCTGAATATGACCCTGCTCGTAGAACATAAGACCGCTTTGGGAGCGGTAGAACTTACCAGCAAGCCACCACTTCAGATTGTGATCCTCCTCGGTGAGCTGAAACTCCTCGTGATAGGGACACTCTGCCTTGAACTCCTCAAGTTGTTCTATGCTACTACGTCTGTAGCTGTGTGGGAAGTCTCTGTAATAGATAACCTTGGCGTGTTCGATAGCGCTCTCAAATAGATGTCGAATTACCAAGTGACTCGGATGCCCTATACCAGCGGGGAGGTATATTGTGTTCTCCTCGTTGTCTACGGCATTGCTAAGGCGCTTAATCTCGCTGAGCAGGCTCTCGTACCCCTCGGCACCGAAATGCTCCCGTAGGCACTGAATCGATGACTCCAGCTCAACCTTTCGTCTCGGCACTCTTGGCTCCCCCTTCTTCTGCTTTGGGAAATACGCATAGTAGCTCTCATCCTTGTAGCTCGTGTTAAGATGACTGTGAGGCACCTCTAACACGTCATACAGCCTATCGTCCTCGGCAATACGCTTCGGGTCATTCTCAACAGTGATGACCTCTACGTCCTTATGGCGAGATAGGATGCTATAACAACAGAACAAAGCGTCATCCGAATGGGGTTGTATGATTATTTCTCTTCCCATGGTCTCTTAATAATGATCTTGCTTAGTGTACCTCTTCTATGAACTCTGGTAGCTACGTCACGCACCTCCTTGGTGATCTCTGGAAGTGTCTCCTTGCCCTGACAGTCAGGTAGTAGCCCCACTCTCATACTAACGTTGGTACATCCGTGACAAGGTCTGAAGCGTCTGTCTCTGTTATAGAGCATAATGCGTGCGGCTTGGAAGCGCTCGTGGTTCCAGATGTCCTCAATAGCCATTTCGTGGATATTGGCGATGGGGTACTCTCCTCTGAAGTCATCACAACAAAGATTTACGTTACCATCATGGCGGAACACCATTTCACGGAACGGCATAGTGCAACGCTTGTTATTGTACGAAGGATCAAGAGGGGCGGCAGCTCCGCAGTGGTTCGCCAACTTTCGTGTACTACGCTCATTCTCGTCAAGCTGGATGGGTGGTACAAGAAGCAGGCGTGGCTTCTTCGTAGTAGAGAACAAAGGTACACCCTGTTCGTACACTACAACCTTTCGCTTGTCTTGGTCAAGGTCATAGACGAACGTCCAGTCACCATTCTCCTCGTAGCTATCGACTATGATGTTGTTGAGACCTGCAGCGAAGAGGTCATCAACGTACTTTTCTACGTCCTTTGCCTTCTTGAAGCCGAAGCCGTTGGTGAACATATGCAGAAGAGCGTTGGGGAGGTGTCGCCTGAAGATTGCGATGATTTCCTTGAGATTTTGGTTCACTGTAGGCTCTCCGTGGTTAGCAAACACTACCCTGCTTGTCCAACCAGCCCTCGCTACCTCGCTTGCTATGCGCTCTGCCGTCTCAAGAGACATAAAGAAGAAGGGCGTGGTGCCGTGCTCTCTCATACCTCTCAAGCCGCAAAAGTCGCAACCCAAGTTACAGCCCTCCGTAGGCTCTACAATGACTGTAAAGGGCGCTTGTTGTTTGATTTCGCCAAATTTCATTACTTAGTTACCTTTATGTTTAGCTTTACTCCTCTTAACTTTGGATTGCTCACCTCCTTCTTCTTGGGCTTGGTGAACGCTCTCAGCTCCTCGTCCCACTCAAAGCCATCGGGCTTGTGCATGAGCGTGCAACGACAATAGGGGTGTATCGGTGAGATAGTACTACGCCACTCAGACACCTTCCTACCTATGTTGTTGCCGTTGGCGATGATATCGTCAAGTTTGTAGATGATAGGTTCACTCATCGGGTCATCGGGGTAGACAAGCCCAAGGGTGCGACAATGCTTACAAGCGCCCTCGTAGACGTCAAAGTACACGTTGGCGTCCTTGCCGTATTGGCGTAGGATGCTCTGAGCACGCCCGCTATTGTACGCCTCATGCGTTAGGTAGTAGGCTACACGTAGCCAATCGGCATCCCAGTTCTTACTCGCATCGGCAAACTCCTGAGCGAGCTTCGGGGCTGATTGTCTCAGCTCGATAGCCCTTGCTGCCTTGTCTCGTATCATTTGCTGGGCAGCGGTTGCCTGATTTTGCTTCAGTAGTATATTCCCCACACCCGTGCGCATTCGGCTTCCTAATGCCGTTATATCGTTGTAGGCACGTGTCTTGATCGTCTGCAGCGCCAACTCCTCCTCATCGGTTAGGGGGATGAAGTTCTTTGACGCTACGAACGCCCTGAACTGCTTATAGTTCATCCCCTTCGCTCGCTTTGAGCCTACGGCATCGGCTAACATGCCGAAGAGGAAGGCGTGCTCAATGACGCCCTTGCTATTGGTGAACTGATCTAAGTCAACGCCAGCCTGACGTAGTAGCTCCTTATCAAAGTCGGTCAGGAACTCAACGCCAAGCTGGGTTGCTATGAAGACCAATTCTTGAGCTTTGAGTATGTCTAACAGCTCACGTATCTCCGAATTGGTAAAATACATATCTCTTGTCTATTGGTTGCATAAGAAGTACATAAGAGCTGAGTAGGCTATCCCCGCCAACAAGGCGCATAATAGACCAAGGATGCAGTGCTTCTTCAAGGTCTGCATTTCAGCGCTCTCCTCATCATCGCTATTCTTGTATTTGGGCTCGTAGGGGAGAATTTGAATGATCACTCGTTCGTTGCCGTTGGGCGTTGTCTCCTTCCAGCCTACGTAGGTATGATAACCTCGTTTCTCAATCTCCTTGGCGACCTCCTTTGCTTCTTCCTTGACGCTCTTGGTATTTGGGCCATACTGATAGCCTGCATACCACCACTCGCCTTGGTACTTTTCGTTCTCTGCGATGACCTTGTCGGCCATGTCGCTTAAATAGTTATACCCCATAAAGATGTTTGTTTTGTTACTAATCTCTATGGGGTATAACCTTGGCGTGTTATATATTACTTAATCGTCGTCATCGTCTTCCTCCTCTTGGGATGGCTTAGACTTATCTGAGCCGGCAGATTGCTTGATCAGCTTTTGGGCTGCCTTAAACGCATCTTCCTTCTCCATAAAGAACTCAAATTCGTCCTTTTGGCCATAGCGTCTTCGTATCGTGGCGTATCTACCATCGGATGAGAAGAAGTCATAATCATCGGGCCATGACTTTTGCTTCTGTATTTCGGTTGGCATATAGGCTACAATCACCTCACCCCCAGCTTCTAAACCAGCTTGCCAAGCCTCACTGGCGTGCAGAAGAGTCCAGTTGTAAACGCCTTCTTTGCCCTTGAAGTAGTCAAAGCCCTCTGGAATTTTATCCCCATCAAGGTCTCTTACCTCTTTCTTGTCGGCTGGCTTAGCGTCTTCCTTTGGCGACTTAGCGGCAGGGTCTGGGTTGTCGCCCTTCTGCTTCTTGATTACTCGCCAGTCACCCTTGCCTCCCGCAGCGGAAGATACCCACACCCACTTACCATTGGGGTGAATATCGCCATCTTGACGAACAACTCGTGCCTTCTCGATGTCGTTGTACTCATCGCCCCCCCTTTGTTAGTCCTTCGCCCTGATAGGCGGTGGGGAGCTGGAAGCCCTGAGAATGTCTCAGGGCAACCATTTGTCTATGCTTCTTGATTATATCGTTCATCGTTGTTGCTTGTTAGATGCCCTTAGCATACTTTTTCTTCAAAGTCTCAAGGCGGTGTATCGCAATCTTCAAGTCGTCAATATCAGCCTGATCGGGGTCATCATTATCTCTCTTGAGATACTGCAAATCTCTCTCTGCATATCTTATTTCATCATCTAAGAACTGCTTGACGGATGGGATGTCTTTGTTTACGTCAAACTTATCTACGGCAAAGCTATAAAATGACTCCTCTCCGTCTTCGAACTGCCAGTTGACCCACACTTCATCGCCATTGTTTTTGTCTTCTTTATAGAGCAGCGTCAAGTGCAAGTCACTCTCAAAAGATACAGAAACGAATGGGTCATTGTATGGCCCTAATTTAACACTTGCCTTATCGCCAAACTTTTCTCTGGCTGATAAGAAGAGTTCTTTGGCTCTCTGTCTTGCCCCTGATGACTTTAGCTTGCTGAAGTTCATTGTCCTTCTAAGATCAGTCATGAACTCATCGTTAGAAATTTGTTCATCAACAGCTCTAACGTGCGTACCATCTGTTGATACCTCATCGAAACCTCTACCCTCGGCAAAGTCCCCATCGTTGTTTGCAATAGCCGTAGCTGAGGCAATAGCTTCGTCCTCATTGTCAAATAGGTAGTAACTACCTTCTTGCTCGACCATCCAAACGAAATCATTGGGGTACTTGTCGGGCTCAAGATCAAACCCAAAGTCCTTGTTCCAGTCCGCTTGGTCTTGCTTCGTCATCTTGATTATAGCGAGGTGCGAACCATCTTGGTAATTCCAAACCTTCTCAGCGCTGCAATTAAGATGTCTTTCAGCATACTCTCGGTTAGCTATTTCTACGTCATGACCATTCAGTCTGGTAGAAAATACGCCCTTACCGCCACCGCTCGCTTCCTTCTCCTTCGATGACTCGTTCTTGAGACCTCTCCTATCAGCTTCCTCTTGCAGTTCGGCAAGTTTTCCTCTTTGGTCCTCAAGCTCCTGAGCTATCTTCTCCTGCTTCTTCTTACCACCGCCAAGGGTAGCTTCGTAGGCAAGTTTGTCTACGTTCTCTTGAACAAGAACCACGGCTGTGATGATGTTCTGATCGGGGAGCTTAGTCAGGTCTATTGGCGAACCATCGGGCGCCAAGTTATAGCGCTTTGTCGCTTTGATGCCCTGAGCTAAGACAGAGCCGATGGCCTCGCTCATCTTCTCACCGCTCTCCTTCGTTACGTCAGCGCTCTTCGTCTTCTTGGCTACAGCGTTCGCTATAAGGCTCTGCAGCTTGATAAGGTCTTCAGCCGACATGTTCTCAAGCGTCTTCATAAGGGCTTCGCTTGAGAGGGCGGGAGCATTGGCGCTCTTCGTCTCCTTCTTGGCGGGAGCGGGGGTGGGTGAGCCGTCCTTTGGCTTCTTAATCACTCTCCAGTCGCCTTTACCGCCAGCTGCCTGAGATGACCAAACCCACTTGCCGTTAGGATGTATGTCGCCATCCTGACGTACCACCCTTGCCTTCTCTATATCATCATACTCTTCAGCCTTTGATATAGCGTCTCGATGTACTGGAGAAAAGCCTTGAGTAAGTCTCTCAGCAACCATCGCCCGATGTCTCTTAATGATTTCATCCATATTTCTCGTTTATAGTTTGGCGCCAACGTTTATCGTCAGCGCTGTGTTATCGTTCATTCTGATGCCTGATACGCCAAAGTACCAGCGCCCTCTTATATCGGCTCCCAAGTCAATCTTCTGCGTCTTGAGGTCTGGCGATAAGCCAAAGCCTACCGACCATTGTAACTTTGGCGCTCTTATTATCGTTGTCTCCTTGGTGACCTCTTTGACTATTGGGCGTATATAGGACTTGGCGCTTGTTAGCTTGTTTTGCTCAACCTCTGCCTCTACTCGGAATATCCCCAGCGTGTCGTTTGAGAAGTCAAGGTCATAGCGTCTCGTGAGGTAGTAGTCCTGCCAGACGCTGAAGAGGGCAGCCGTGTCCGTATATACGAACTTGGGAATTGTATCCCGCAGGAACACCCTCTCAGGGACTGGTTGGTATATCGTATCTCGGTACACTTGCTTCGATGGGACGTATCTCACCACCTCCTTCGTTGTCGTTTTCAGCGTCTCGTTCGAACGCCCCACGAAGTACCCTATGAGGAATGTAGCTACCAATGCCGCTAATGCCCATAGGATGCCTTTAGGTCTGATCTGCGATATTCTCCCTATCAATTCCATTTTCGATTGCTCTTATGACGTTTGACAGCCCCTTGGCGGTCTTCTGTCGCCAGTCCTCGATGAACTCGTTCTCGTACTCGGTGACTACGCCAAAGGGGCTTTTGATAAAACCACTCATGTTATATTACTCGTTCTTTCAGTCTTGCTTCATACTCGCTCACCATCTTCTCAAGCTGGGTGATGCGCTGCTTGTACTCTACCTCTCGTTGGTGACTTTCGCTTTCGAAGTTGCGATAACTCTCAATCAGGGTGTCGTACTTTTGGCGCTCCATCTCTCTCTGCCTCTCGTACTCGGCTCTCATCTCGTTCAGCTCGTTACGGAACGAAGAGACAATTTGGTTCGACAAGTTACGTTCGTTCTGGAACTCCTCATACAGCGAGTCATAGCGGGCTTTCCACCACTCGTTCTTCTCGCTCAGCTCCTTTTGTAGTATATCATACCTGCCCTTCCAAAACTCCTCGTTCTTGAGGTCTGCGGCTGCCTCCTGCTCTCTTACCTCTTGAGTGTATTTCTTCTGGTCAAGTATACGGTTGATGACTACGTAGCCAATACCGCCAGCGCCAAAGAGGATAGATATCACCTCAATCAACTTATCTCTTAAAAGTTCATTCATCCTCTTCTATATTGCATTTACAATCACCCGCTTCCTTTCTCTGCGCCTTCTTTGATAGCTTGTTATACTCGCATCGGCACATGTCGCTTTTGATAAGAAATGATATCTGCTCAGCGAACAAAGATATAATTTCTGATTTGGCCAAGCGGTACTCTTCAAGCTCAACTGGGCGGGAAGCGGTACAGATGTAAAACAAACACTTGGCTTGGGAGCTGACTCGCCAAAAGAACTTTGACCACGTCTTATCGCTTGACTTAACATAGCCAAACTCTCGCCACCTCGTCTTCGGCATCGCTATATCAAGCGCCTTGCTGAGGTTGTAGGCAAAGTCCCTACCTATTGGCGAACAAAGGCTATTAAGACAAAGCGACCCACCGCTGCCCTCGTCTCGGTGAAAGTCTATCCCAATGCTTATATCGTAGGTCTTGTGAGAGCGAAAGACGCTGAACACGTCTCTCGCTCTCCCTATGTGAACCTCAATGCCTATCTCTTTGAGGGCTTTCGATAGGTCTTTGATAAACTCTCGTGATAGCCTATCGAAGCGCCTACATGTTAAATAAACTGATCTGCACATGTCCTTACTCGTTATATTCTTCGTTGTTCTGTTGAGCAGAGAAGCACTTCCAACCATCGTAGGTGTAGATGAACTCATAGAGGACATTGCTACTCAGCGACAGCTGACGTACCTTCTTGCCGTTGGCGAGCGTGAACATCTTGTGATTGACGTTCCCCATGTAGTCACTAATACGAACAGCTATGCTGTTTGTCTTGGTGCCCTCTATCCTACCGCTCGCTAATATCTTGACGCTTTGTCCGTATATAGGCGTTGGAGGTAGTACAATGACATCATTTCTTGATAAAGCATCCGTATTGTTCGCACCTCTAAACCCACTATCTATGTGAAAGAACGTATCGAACTGACCAAGGTAGATGTCTGCAGTGGTCTTTTCAGCTCCTTCATCGCTCCTTTGGAAGCGACTGAAAGGCGGTGCTGGAGCTCCAGCCTTCCTAATAGGATCATATAAGTAGTTATATACCAACCCTCGGACTAACAAGCGGTCAAACACCCCTCCGTACCAGTCAAGGTTGGTAAAAATAACGTTTTCTTGTAGTTCTAATTCATTAAAATTACTACCGCCATTTGTATTTTCTCCAACACTCTTTAAGTCCACTGTGCCGTAGACACCAGCGAAGATAATGCTATTGTTATCTTGGGAAGATTGTAATGGGTTGCTACCAACAACCTCATTATCAATCAAGCTCTTATTAAAAACGCCAAGGACGCTCGTAACAATACCAAATCTGTTTGTTCGCTTTTCTCCGTAGAGCGAGTGCAAGCCACGCTTCATTGTCCAATAGACAATAGAGCTACCCGAACTCACCAAGCCACGTTCGTCAGCTGCGGTTAGCTTTGTTAGAACATCGGGATAAGCGCCAACGTACTCGGTGTACGTAGAGGTAGTAGAGCTGAAGTGATCGCTAACGACAGACAAGCCCTTGCCGCTGAGAGATACCGCTGTTTCTCGCCAAGCGTTATTCCCCGCTTCCTTCTTCCCTGAGGATAAGCGTACCGCCCCGCCCTCGTTGTTCTTTGCTACCTTATAGTAGAGGGCAAGCGTACCTCGCTTCAGGTCATAGTAGTTCGTAGCGTGCGTTAATCTACCAACCCCTGAGATACCTAACAAGTTCAACTGCCCTTGGAGCTTTTCGATAGCCTTGTTCAGGTCTTCGTTTGGTAGTACAAGCATCTCCTCCCACTTACCATTCACGAACTCCTTAGCCTTGAACGTTGGCGCTGTCTTTAGGTAGTCGCTGATATTACGGATCCAATACATGATCTTACCAATGGCGCTTTGTACGCTATCATTCGTATTGACGTATTGGGCGGTTGTAGCCTCGGTATAGTCAGCGCCAATAGATATGCCATTTGAGGTCTTGAAGCTCTTTAGCCAAGCGTTGTATTTGCCGACTATCATATTGAGCGTATCACCTCTACGAACATCTACTGGGGTTGTGTAGCTTATCGGGTCATCCTGCAACGTCTTGTTGAAGATACGCCCCGATGACGTTGCTTCGCTTATCTTGTCGTATATCTTGGCGGGTAGGTCTTGGCTATTCTTAGCTATCTTCTCAAGCGTACTCGTCTGTTTGAGTATCTCGGTGAGATAGGTATCGTAGCTCACCAAACCGCCCTTTCTATCAAGGACATTGGCTATGGCGTCCTTGATTGAGAAATATAGCCCGTTTCGCCAACCCAAGCTATTCCCTGCGTCTTGGCTAATTAGACGGCTGAGGCGGTATTTGAGTAGCTTGTAATTCCCGCTTCTTTGTCCCTTGGCTAATAGGTAGTCATCGATGTTTGGCGTCTCGGTGTCGGTGAATCTGAATATCAGCTTTCTTGTGGTCTCGTCAAACACCCCCTCCACATCGTCAACTAAGAGGTTGGATGATGTTACGTGGTACTTGCGATTTACGCCTAAGTCGTCTACGACTATGTTACCACTCACGTCAGTGTATTGCACCTTTGTACTGGTGATTGCGAGGGCTAACACGTTCCCCTTATCGGTAATGGCGTAGTACTTACCAATCGCCAAACCGACGGATGAGGCTAAACCTGTGATCTCTGAGTAGGTGATACGGCTGATGATCTTCTGATCGATAATCACCCATTGGGCTTTGTTCGTATCATATACCTTGTGGCAACGCTGGGATGGCGTGTCATCGTACCAAATTTGTTTGATATTTGTAGGCGGTGTTAGCCCTATATAGAGAGCCGACACCTGACCTAAATTCTTAGCAGACATATATACGTTGTTTTATGTGGGTTGTTATGTTATCTCGTGTATCTGTAGGTCTTTCGCTTCTCCCAAGCGAAGCGGAAGTCAGAACTGCCCTCTGCGTATAGGCGCTTTGTCACTGTACCAACCTTCTGTTCCTTGATAAGTCGCCAACCCGCTGTTTGTTCGTCTACTCCTAAGGGGGCATAGCCAATGTACTTTTCTGTGGCGGAAACCTCGTCTATGAAGGGTAGGGGGAGGTGCTCGCTGACGGTCTCTACCACAGGGTAGCTCGTTCTCGTTTCGGTAGTCATAATTCCTTTGGTGATTTTAATTTATGATTTCTTCTTTTTCGCCAAACTCGTTTAGGGCATTTAGGAAGGCTTTTTTGAGGCTGGTGGGACTATCCTCCTCATCATCGCTTTCTTCGTCATAGGCGTCATCCTCGGCATCCGTAGCGTCATCCTCTCCTTCTCCTTCTTCCCCTTCGTCAGAATAACCGCTGATGAGGCTTGCTAATTCGTCAAAGGCGCCACCGCCTTCTCCTCCCTCAGCTCCTTCTCCTTCTACGTTGGCCTGCTGGGCTGCGGCTTGCTCCTGCATCTTCTTTTGTTCTTCGGCATTCTTGGCCTGCAGGTAGGCTGAGTTGTTTGGCGAGTCACCGCCCTCGATAGGCTTCAGTCCGTACTCAGCTCTTATTTCGTTCACTGTTACGAAGCTATTGACCTTGTCGATGTTCATCTTCAACTCGTCCTCGATGGTCATGCCGTTAAGCCCCATGAAGCAAAATTCGAAGTCTGGGTGTATCTGCTCTACTATGTATTTGTTAATCTTCCTTTGAAGGAACTTCAGAAGCGGGTACAGCCCCTTGTCCTTTGAGTGCTGAAGGCGTTGGGCTTGGCTCCCCTCAAACAGTCCTCCTCCTGAGCTGCGACTAATGTCCCAACCTATCTCGGTGGGGTCAATTGAGTAGACAGCGCAGGCGAGCTTGATGAGGTACTCCATCCAAGCGTTATACTCCATGTCTCGGTTGTTCTTCTGCAGGTCTATCCACTCTACATCGGCATCGACAACTGGCGTTTTCCAAGACTGCATTACGCCCGTGATCATCGACTGCCACTGCTGCTTAAACTGCTCAAGCGCTGCCTCCGAATTCACGCCCTTGATCCTTAACATACCCTTTGGCGCTGAGCCCTGAGAGAAGAAGCGTCTGTTGTACTCGTCGCCCCAAAGCATAGCCGTGACTATATTAACAAGGTCTTCAAGCTCGCTGACGCCATAGCCGTTTGAGTAGATAGAGGTACTGGGGTTGCGTACAGCAAAACAAAGCTCCCAAGGGTAGAAGTCGCTCACCTTGGCGTTTTGGTATATCTGCACGTAGGCAGGATAGTAGCCATCGATAGGCTTGCCCCAATCCCTCGTCTGCTTCATCTGTCGTACACGCTGAGCGCCTGCCGTTAGCATGCCTCCGTAGTCTTGTGCGAAGTCCTTATCATAGAAGCTCTCGGCAATGCGGAACGTAGAAGCGTCTACGGCTATGAAGCTGTCCAGCTGACCCCTATTGTTACGTATACATTCGAAGGTCATCTGATCGTAGGTCAGGCTGTCCTCTACTATCTTGCGTATAAAGGTATCAAAGTCATCCGTGTCCCATCCTGCACTCATCCCTCCTCTGAGAAGGAAGTCGGTGATGGCGTTGGCTATCTTCTTGTCCTGCTTGTCCATCTTTGCCTCCTCCCCGTCAACGCTCTTCTTGCGGATGACGAAGCCTGTGGAGTACTTGTCCTGCTGTGGTTCGGCAAAGTCGGCAACTTGGTTCTTTCTTGTCTTAATGATAGAGTTGATGATTGGCGTCTTGGCCATTCTCGCCAATGTGCGGTATGAGAGCGAGAAGGACTTATCTTTGTAGCCCAACCCCGATGCGAACTGAAGAGGATCAATGAAGAACGACTTGGCGTCATCCCTCCCCAATCCCTTTCCTTGCTCCATCTTCTTAATGAGTTCGCTTGCACGCACCATATCCTCGGGGCTTGTAGACTTTAGCCCCTTCTCTATGGCTCGGAACTTTTCGGCTTGCAAAAGCTCCTCCCTGCGAACTATATCGTCAAGGTGTTCTTTTGTCGTTTTATAATCGTTCATATTATTGCCAAATGAATTTTGTTAGTTTATATATGAAAAGGGCGGTAGCCCTATCAAAAGAACTACCGCCACATCCACAATGGTAATCAGTAAACAAAAACTAAAAAACAGCAATCATTTACTATATATTTGGCTAAAGATGTCGCCTATATGCTTCCTCGAACGCCCTGCGTGCTTCTGCACCGCAAGACATAACAAGATGCCCATTGAACGACTTTCTTACAATCAGGAAGTTATCGTCAACGTTGTACACGTCCGTATCTCCGTCAATGCTCATATAGGTATTGTCCAGTCCGCCCGTCACCTCCTCAAGCGCTCTTCGGAACGCTTCGGACTGAATGGCGTCTTGGGCGTTTGCCTCATCGGCTATCTCTATACACTCAGGGTGTATGTCCAGCTCGTTATAGATCAGCTGGAAGTCGATGTCATCGTCATCGATATCAGATGGTCGAAGTGAGAATAACGTCTTCATCATTCAAGAGGGTTGTTTTGTGCTTTGAGGGAGGGAACTTGGAGCGCTGCTTGCCTATCTTGTACTTGACCTTCCAGTACTTTTGGTACTCGCAAAGCCACATCTCAATCTGGTGAAGGGTGATCGTGTAAGGGTTGTCGATGTCGTCAAACCATCCGTCCTCTACCTTATCCCAAAGCTCATCGTGCGGGAGGTCATTGACTATCAGCGTACCATTGTTATGATCTACGCTGATGAAGGGGAACGGCACCCCACGCTCCTTGGCTATTTCGTCAAGCGTCTTGATAGCCAAGTCTCTTAGCCAATAGATTGCTTGCTTCTGCTCCTTGATCGTCTTGAGAGAAGGATAAATAAGGCGTATGCCAGTACTGGCGCCAGGACCAACATTCGTAAAGTCATCCTGAGTAAACTTGAAGAAGCTCTCACCTCTGTATCTCTTGATGTAGGTTAGGTCTTGATAGAACTCGTGCGTCAGGAAGCTCGACACGTTCGGTATCTTGTCTAACACCTTGATGATCTCTTCGGGCTTCTTGGCGTTCTCGATCACGTCAAGGATATTGTCGATGTTGTCGGCTATGTACTTGAACGTGACGTGTGCAAAGCTGTAGTTGCGCTCCATACCAAAGTCGCTATGCACTATATAGGCGTTGGTGTAGGGGTTCAGCCCAAGCGTCTTGATCCCTACCAAGAACTGACGCATCCTTTCTGGGTCATACTCGTCTACGTTAGGGATGCCGCTAATGCCCATCTCAGACGCTGAGATAAAGGGCTTCGATACTCCGTCAGCGGGGTCAACGAACTCTTTGAGTAGCGTGTGTTCTGAGGGTACGAAGGTGAGCGTGACGGGGTTGTTGATAAGGCGTGCGATGAGTAGCTTCCACACCATGTTTCGTCTCAGCGCTCGCTCGCAGCAGACCAAGTTGAACTCCTTGTTGCAGATGATGTTCTGAATGATCCACATGCTTGAGCGGTCAAGCTCTCGGTACACGTTCGTGAACTTGTAGTCAAGCAGTATCTCGTCCTTGCTCCACTGGTCTCTTGGGCTCTTGTTGACGTATCTCTCATACCAGATGCGTTGTCTATCGAACATGGTCTGAAAGAACTCTCTCAAGTTCTCCCTGCATACCGTCATCGTGTCGGGCGGTAGCAGCTTGTAAAATGACTCTTTTTCAAACATACTCTCTCGTTGGTTATAATCGGACTTTGTAGTTGTCTTTCCTTGCGTTTATACGCATATGATACTCCCTGATTGCCTCCTCTATGCCCTTAGATACCATTACGCTCAAGGGAGCGTCCTTGGTGTTCACGAAGGGGCGCTTGACGGCATTCACCAGTATCACGTCCGACATCATTATGTTCGCTTTGTATCCTCGGCTGGCCTCCTCAACGAACAAGAACACCTTGGCGTGAACTGATATCACCCTAAAGTGTTTCTTGCCGTGTAGGTGGGGAGACATAACAATGTCGCCTTTCTTGAACGTCAGCGACATCGCTCACTAACTCTTTAGGTACTTTTGGCTCAAGTCGCCATAGTTGAAGATGCACTGCTCATACACGTTCTCTGGTAAGCCCGTGATGATACAGCCGTTGACTATATCAAGCATGTTGATACGTCCGCTCACTCGTAGGCGCTCATACGCCAAAAACTGTTCCTTTGTTACGTCTAACATAATTCTATCTGTTGATTATTCGTTGTCTCCGTAATACACTCCATCAAGCGTGAAGCTGCCGCTGTAGCCGTAGCTGTCGTACTTGTTTATTACCTCGTCTAAGGCACGCACACACACCTCCTCGGGCATAGAGAGCGGGCTGAGGTACGTTAGTGTGGCGTTGCTCTTGATCAGCTCCTCGTGCTCCTTTAGACCGAAGTTCTGAATGATGCGCCCCGCTATGATGATAGGCGCCAATGGCCACTCGTAGCTAACACCGCTATTGAGATAGTTACCTACCATCTTATTAAACGCTGCTGGCCCGAAGCCCTTTTTGAGCTGGGGGATATTATCGGACTTATCGCCAAGCAATATCTTCCCGATGATCACCTCAACTGGGTTGACGTCTACAACGCTCACTCCCTCGGGCAGCGCTTCGATAGCAAGGGGCGCTTGGTAGTGCTTGTACAGCGTCTCCTTCTTGGCGATGGGGCAATATACCGACAAGCGCTCACTTACAAGCTGTCGTATGTCGCTATCTGCCGTTATGAGCAGCGTATGATCTACGCCCTCCCCCTCTTGACAGTTGTTTACGTATGCCCAAGTAGCGAGCATGTCGTCACCCTCTGCTCCATCTACGTGCGTGACTATGAACCCTCTTGACTCTAATAGTCGCTGAAGACGGCCAAGAACGTCTAAGAAGCCCTCATAGTGGTCACCCTTCACCTTCGTGAGGGCGTACTTGTAGTTAGGGTACAGCTTGTATCGCCAAGAGCGCTCGTCAAATACGAATATGACCCTATTTACGTCAAAAGCCCCTTCGAACTTGTTGATGATAGCGCAGAAGTCGATGATTGCCTTGCGGATGAGGCGCTGACGCCCCTCCTTCTCTGCAAGGACATCGCTCAGATTTTCACCCTTGTAGTAGGTAGACCAGATGCTGAAAGCCCGATGGTAGATGAAGTTACCATCGAAGATTATATCAAACTTTTTCATTGTCGATGAATAGAGGGGTGGGCGAGCTAATTGCCCGCCCCCAGTTGCTTGGCTCCTGATCCTACGGATGCCCCATTGATGTTTACGTTCTTGCCGTCTGCTCTACCTTGGTCAAATGCATCGCTCGGTCTATATGTCGAACAGCCTTGCTCTACTCTACCGAACACTGACGCAACGTACTTAGAGATAGCCTTGCTATTGTAGAGGACGACAGCGCTGGAGCTTATCTTGGCTTCGGATGCCTTGTACTCCTCTTTGAGGCGCTCTCGGATAGACTCAACTACACCTCTAAGGTAGTGACGCTGGAACTTGTCCTTGGACATCTTCTCACCGCCCTTGCGCTCTTTCCACTTTTGCTTCGATAGTTCGACAATACGGAAAGAGATAGCGTCATACATCGCCCTTAGGGCTTCGATGTTAGTCTGGTTGCCTACTATGACGACATCGCCATCCTTCCTCTTGGTATAGCCCTGAGTGTAGTACACTCGGCAGAAGCAAGAGCGGGATAGGGCAACCCACAGATGCTCACGCCAAGCACCGCCAATGTTCTTATATACGTCTACTCGGATGAACTCGTGAATGATGCCTCTTTCGACCTCCTTGTACTCAAGGTCTTCGATGTTGATGTTGTACTCTCGGATGATGTCGGCTATCTTAGCAGCAGCGTTAAGGGCTTCGTGCTCGTTGCCTATCTCCTCAGCGCTCTTCTGAAAGGCTTGCAGCTTGCGCAGCTTATCAAGTATCTTATTGTCTCCCATTTTATATGATCTTTTTTAGAAAAACTTTGGTAGCCTAACCGCTTTTGATTAGGCTACCTCTGTTTTGTTACCTGTTACTTAGTCAGCGCCTCTGCGTTGATTTGGATCATCTGTTTGAGAGCTTCTCGGCTCGCTACGTGGTCGATCAAGTTCTCGCTGCAGTCTATGTAGAGCTGCTGATCGAACTTATCCATCCATACAGAAGCTGAATAGACAACGTAGCCATCGGCATACTCCTCTTCGATGACGGCATTGAACTCCTTGACGTCATTGAACGTTGGGGTGTTGCGAACCAGCTCCTCAACCATACCCTGCACAAGGTCAATGAGGTACTCGTGTGCATCGTCCCAGCTCTTTACTCCCTCTACGTAGTGACCGCTGATGTCTTCAAGGTACTCGGCTACAGTCTTGGGGTTCTTGATCTCAAGGCGGGCTTCAGCCACATCGTAGTCGCCAAGGTCAGCATCTGATACTGTCTTGCAGTAGTCATACTTCACATCGTGGTCTGCTGGGGTAACACCCTTTGTTGAGTTGTAGTAGTAGGTGTTGCGCTTTGTCGTTTCCATTTTCGTCTCTTTTTGTTAGTTCTTAGCTCAGGACTTCCCTGACCTTTCTGATACAAAGGTACTACGAATTTTCGAAACGGCAAAATTTTCGTCAAACTTTTTCTGACGAAAGTGCGGAAAGTGTTTAAATAAACAGATACAGAAGATACGAAAACTGGGCGAGCTTCCCAGCCCACCCAGCTTCTTAGTTATCAAACAGTATATCCTTTTGCGTTTTGTCAGCTGCTATTCGAATGGGAACGAATAGCGTATATATTATATCTGGCTACTTTCCTACACCCTTCGGTCTGCCTTTGCCACGCTTGACTATCTGTCTCTTGACTCGCTCATCGGTGAGGTTAGAAGAGCCCATGACGTCCATTGCGTTCTGGCGGTGCTCGTCCTCCTGCTTAGCCTTCTTGAGCTTTGCTAAGAACATGTCCTTGATCAGGCTCGCATCGCTCTTCTCCTCCTCGGTGATAGGCTCGGCAGATATGTCTTGCTTTGCCTCTATATCGGTACTCTGCTCTATCTTAGCAAAGTCGTACACCATCGTAGAGGGGTGCACCATTCGTGCATCGGGGTCAAAGTCGCCTGAGATAGTGACAAACCTCGCATAGTAGCTATTGTGTAGGCTGGCTATCATCTTGGCGGGATCAAAGCCCATTCGTGCGCATACACGCCCGATGATCACCTCCTTGAGGTTGATCGTCTTCAGGGCTTCCTTCTGCAGCTGAGCCTGAATAGTCATCTCAATGTTGACGTCAAGAGCGCCATTGATGTTGATGACATCCCCCTCTGACTCCTTGCGTATCTGCTCAAGGGTGCGTAGCATTGACATGTAGTAGTCGTTCGTACCAAGCGCCATCCAGCGCTCCCTCGCCTTAGAGTACATCCACGCCAGCTCCTCTAATCTCGGACGCTTATTATATAGACGAACGTCCGTGAGCTTGTTCTTGAACTCCTCTCTCTTGCGCTCAATCTCGGTGATATAGCGCTTGAGGATCAGCTTCACATCATCCTCGTCAATGTCCTCCTTGGCTTCCTCTCGCATTATCTTGACCACCTCGGGCACTGTGAACATACGCCCAAGTAGCTCAACAATGTCCTCCTCTACAGCGCTCAGCTTCTTAGTACGTATCTTCATCGGCAGCCCACCATCCTTGCGGGGCTTGTACTCTGAAGGTCTGCCGTACCTGCCGAACGCTCGTGCCTTAGCCATGTTGCGCTTGCCTGCGATAGACATATACAGCTCCTTGGCCTGCGTCAGCGCTTCACGCTCTTTAGGGGGGAGGTTGTCAATCTTGGCGAGAAAGTTCTTGACCTGCATAGAGATACTGAGCTTCCTCCCATCGCTCGTCAGGTACTCCTTATTCTGCAGAATGGGGTGTCTTGAGAACGCCAAATACTTTTTATACTGGTCTACGTCTACCACCCCCTCAGGGATGTCTATTTTTGTACCTTTCATTACCCTTTTATTTTCCATTAAGAGTTTTAAGCCAATTTCTTATACTTTTTTACAGCTTTCTTTACGAAATAGGCTATAAATGCTTGTTCTCGTGTTAGTAGGGCAAAGAGTACAAGTAAGACACCCAATTGATTGGGATAGAGATATTTAGCGCATAAATCTTCGCTTCTCCCTTCATCGCTAAGTAAAAGGCATAGGCGACCTGTTTAGAGCTACGGCCAGCAATACCGCACCCGACCTCGGTCAAGATGAACTTCAGATGGGGGTGCTTCTTGGCGCAGTCGATGAGACCGATGAACGAATTGACAAGGTCATCGAACTCGGTGCGCTCCCCCGCTAAGTCGGTGAGCGTCTCAATGCCGTAGGCACCGCAGGTGCGCTCCTTATTGATGCACAGTCCTCGGCTAACACCCCACGGATAATCGGCACGTGTATGAGCGAATAGTGCCGCCCCACCTACGTGCTTGCCTTGTCCGTTAGAGCCGAAGACGAACACGCTACCATCGAACAAGTCGTCAACGAAGGTCTTGGTGCAACGGCAAACGTCCCACAGCTCCTTCTGGCTGTATTCGTTTTCATCAAGTAAGCCTATGGCGTTGGTGAGGTAGTATCGGAACAGCTTGAGCATTTCCTCCTCGGCTTGCAGTATCGTTTCATTCACTGGTACGCTACCAATGTCTGAGTATAGTAGCATCTTGCCATCACGCTGCATCTTGTATACCCTCGTGTTGAAGAAGGGGAGGACGAACTCATCAGCGTAGTCTGACTTGTCGTTCCTCAATCGGCTCATCTGAATGGTCTGCATAGCGGACGCAATGGCGTAGGTGTTGATGGCGTTTGCCGCTTGAACGAAGGTGGTGAACTCCACATCGTGCAAAGCCTTGACGTCACGCCCATAACTCTTGATACTGACTCTTGCCTTCCCCTCCTTATCAAGTCGGAAGATAGTGATATTCACCAAGCTGGTTAGAGCTGCGTTTGACGAATATCCCTTGATAGCGAAGTCCTCGTGTTTGAAACCTAATACGTTGTTCATATGTTGTCTTAAAATGAAAGTCTCTACTACCTTAGTAAACCTTGGTAGTAGAGACTTATCAATCATTATGGGAAGTGGCTCCTGAGCTACTGCTCAGCGGGCTTATCTTCTTCGGGCTTCTCCTCTTGTTCGTTGTTGGGAGCTGATGTGTTTCGATAGACCTCATCGATGATCTCCTTTCGCTCGGTGAGCTTCTGAATGAGGATATCGGTGAGTACACTCTCCTGAAGGAGGGCGTTGGCCTCCTTGAGCGTTGCCTCATCGTTAGCGCCCTCCTCGTTCTTCTTCTGAATTCGCTCAAGCTCCTGATTGTGGAAGTCTCGGATGATGCTGAGGGACATGGCGGTGAACGTCATACGACCAATCACGTTGCCGATGGGGAAGGCGGACTGGACAAACTGTTCCTCGGAGCGCCAAAGGCAGACTGTATCGCCAACCCCATTATTCTCGTAGATGATGAAGCCTGCTTCATCCTCTCTTTCTGCCAGCGCCTCATCGCTGTAGCCGTGAAACTCCTTCAGGTACTCCTTCTTGGTTGCACTGGCAGCTGTGATAGCGTCAACTCTTACAAGCTGTAGCGTCTTTCTTTCTTGCATTGTTTCTTACTGATTTATTTTGACTATTTGTGGGATAGAGCCATAGAGCGGTGTCTTGCCGT